CACGAACGGGTAACGGGTACGGTTCACGAACGGGTAACGGGTACGGTTCACGAACGGGTAACGGGTACGGTTCACGAACGGGTAACGGGTACGGTTCACGAACGGGTAACGGGTACGGTTCACGAACAATAGCCCAAGGGTGTTCACGAACAGCGTAATCCCCCCATATGGTGAACATGGGCTGCCCAGGCATAGGGACCGGCGCGGGAGCCAAAGTTTTATCCGCGGCAAAATCGGGGATTCGAGTTTTCGACACCATGGCCAGAGCCTTAACTTGCATATCTTAACCTGCGCTTTTTCGCCTCTCAATGGTATCAATTTTGAACACAATTCCTTACACAAATGTGTAAGCGTTTTCGACATTCCGCACATGTCTGCGCAAAAACGCCCACATGCCGCGCAAAACGTACCGCATTGTTGACAACCCTGCACACTCGTTGCCCCATGTCACGGGTCGGAGAGGGCTCACGAGCCGCTCCTTCTGCGCGAAACTGGCACGCACGTTCTTGTCTGCGCATGTCTGTTCTGTTATAAGGACTTGAACCATCTTCATGACAAGACAGTGAGCAGGCCGTATGGCGCAGGAGTTCAACAGGCGCGTCTACCAGTCAAAGAACTGGAAGCACCTCATCGCGGACAGGGGCAACAGCTCCAGCTACATGCACGTCCCCATCAAGCTCGACGACGGGCGCGTGGTGCCCGACGGGATGTGCGAGCGATGCTTCGAGCGCGGCTACCTCGTGCCCGCCGAGATAATCCACCACCGTGAGCACCTCACGCCGGCGAACGCCAACGACCCGGAGGTCGCATACGGCTTCGACAACCTTCAGCGCGTATGCCGCAAGTGCCACGGCGAGCTGCACGGCAAGAAGCAGCAGAGGTCACGCATGACGTTCGACGAGTTCGGGAACATCGTGTGGGACGACGACGCAGACGACCCGTTCGGAGGCGTGGGCCTCCCGTACGTATAGGAGAGACATGGGACTCAAGGGCTATCTGGAGCGTGCGCAGCACGGTGACGACGCCGACCTCAAGGCCTTCATCGAGAGGGTGCTGAGGGACGGACCGACTGAGGAGGACCTCGCCACGGCGCATGACCGGTGGCTGTACCAGCACGTGGTCGCACCAGCTGCGGTCGAGTCGCATAGGCGTGCCGAGGTGAGGCGTCTCATCGAGGACGCGGCGAAGGAGATGCCGCCAATCATGAAGGGTATGGGCGCGTTGGCCATGTCTAAGGTCATCGCCCGCGCCACGAGGCGTAAGGAGAGCTGAGTTGGACTTTGAGATGAAGGTCAGCGACGACAGGCCGTGCGTCGTGCAGTTCAGGGGCGAGGACGTGGAGGCGATACTTCATCCACTCCTCTCACGCACGGACATGGCGAAGGTCGAGATGGCCGACGGCAAGTGGAAGGACATCGCGTGGTGGAACGTCACGACGACCGACAGCGAGGACCGCATGGACGTGGCGTTCGAGGTAGGTGATGACGAGTGATTTACACGCCTGAGAAGGGCTCGCAGGTGAGCAACCGCATGTCGCCCGAGAAGACGCGGGAGATGGCCGAGAGGGCGAAGGAGATGGCCGAGGCCCTCCTTGAGCTTGGCATGGGCACGACGGCGACCGAGGATGAGCTCGAGGCCGTCAGGAAGCGCATGGAGGATGACGCATGACGTTCGAGGAGGCGTTCATTCGGTCGATGGGCGACAGGTACGACCTCGCCGCACTCTCCCGCCATCTGCGCGACGAGCAGGACGAGGCCGGCTGCGCGTGGCCGACGGGCAAGCTCGTGCCAATCGAGGCGAAGGAGTGCGACCGCGTAGACGCGATTCTCTGGGAGTGCCTCGTGAGGATGTTCGGCTCTTGGTACACCGACCCGAGGGACGGATGGGTCAGCGATGCAGACGAGGCGTCGATGTGGCTCGACGTGTGGCGCGAGAGGGCAGGGATGCTCGATGGCTAGGAAGCTCAAGGAGGTCAAGACGAGCGAGAGGCTCGAGAAGCTGCGCAAGGAGTCGGAGAACCTCTCAGGCTTCGACAAGGCGCTGCTCGACTCCCTGCTCGTGGAGTACGACGCCCTCGCCGAGATGGCCGAGGACCTGCGCTTCATGGTTCAGCAGGAGGGCGTGATGATTGAGAAGGAGGTCGGCACGGCGAACAACCGCCACCTCGACACCGTGCCGCACCCCGGGCTGCAGCCGTACGAGCGCACCATCGGGCGCATGGGCGACGTGGCGAAGAAGATTTCCGACTTCGCCAAGCGCTCTGACGTCGAGCCCGAGGACGACGACGGATTCGACAGTTTCTGATGCCGACGCTGGGGCCATACACATATGTGAGCGCGGACGGCAAGACTGACGCCGAGCTGTACCTCACCGACATCTACGACGGGAAGATAGTCGCGTGCCAGGACATGAAGCGCCTGGCCGACATCATGCTGCCTCGATTCGACGAGCCGTACAAGCAGTGGCATTACGACGTAGAGAAGGCGACCCGTCCAGTACGCTGGATTGAGAAGTTCACCTGCTTTCCCGAGGGCGAGAAGATGGGCCAACCGTTCATCCTCGAGGACTACGAGCGCATGGCCATCGAGCTTGGCTTCGGCTTCGTCGACGATGACGAGATTCGGCAGATGAAGCAGGTCATCATGCTCTTGGCAAGGAAGTGCGGAAAGACCTCGATGCTTGCCGCGCTGATGCTGTACATGCTCTGCGGCGCTGGCGAGAAGGGTGCCGAGGTCTATTGCTGCGCGAACTCGGAGTCACAGGCACGTAAGTGCTTCGGCGCGGCCGACGCGATGAGGCTCCACAGCCCAGCCCTCGAGAAGAGGCTCCGGCGCGGCAAGGTGCAGAAGCGTGGTTCGTCTGGCATCAACTACGACCGCACGGGCTCCTTCCTCGCGCCCATCGCATCCAACGTCGGCAAGCTCGACGGCCTCTCTGCGAGCGCCATCGTCTATGACGAGCTCGCGGCCGCCACCGACAACGGTGCCCTGCTGGACATCCTCACCGAGTCGACGTCGGCTAGACGCGAGCCCCTCACGTGGGTCATCTCCACCGAGAACTACACGAGGATGAATATCTGGGACGAGCGTATCGCCTACTCAGAGGGATGGCTCAAGGGCGACATCAAGGACGACACGTTCCTGCCAATCCTGTACAGGCTCGACTCATACGACGAGGTGTTCCATGAGGAGTGCTGGCCGAAGGCGTCGCCTGGCCTCCTCTGTGGAATCAAGAGCTGGCAGTACCTCCGCGACCGTGTCAACACGGCCAAGCAGTCACCAGCGCGAATGCCGTCGCTGCTCACCAAGGAGTTCAACCTCAGGGCCAACAGCGCGTCGACGTTCCTCTCGAAGGAGGAATGCATCTCAAACACAGAGCCGTTCGAGTTCAACCCGAAGACGGACCGCTACTGCTGCGTGGGCTTCGACCTCTCCATGCGCGGCGACCTCACGAGCGCATGCGCCGTGTACATGCGGCCGGGCGACGACCACATATACGAGATAACGCGAAGCTGGATTCCCGAGGAGCAGATTAAGGTCAACGCCGCCAAGGACTTCAAGGAGCGCGACGGGGTGCCATACCACATCTGGGCCACCAAGGAGTCATGCGGCCTTCCAATCTTCGAGATTGTCGAGGGCGACAAGATTGACCAGCGCGTCATCCTCAACTTCATACGCGAGCTCGCAGACATGGGTCTGTACCCGAGATACGTCGGCTTCGACCCGTGGCACGTCGACGACTGGACGCTCAGGGAGCTGAAGATGATGGTGGGGGAGAGCAACGTTGAGCCCATCGCGCAGCAGGCGAAGATTCTCTCTCCCGCGATGAGGGAGCTGCAGCTCGACCTCAGGGCGAAGAGGGTGTGCTGCAACAACGCCGAGCCGCTTGTCTGGGGCAGGAGCAACCTCCAAACCAAGCCACCTGACGCGAACAACAACCTGTTCCCGCAGAAGAAGGACCTCAACGCGCATAACAAGATTGACCCAGTCATGGCCGAGCTCTTCGCCATGATTACGATGAGGCGGCACATGGACGACTACCTCGCCGCCGTGAACGGATAGCATGTACGACTTCGTGAAGCTCTACGTGATACCGACCATCCTCGGCCTTCTCACCGCCGTCCTGCTCATGGACGGCGTGGACATCTTCGGGATAGCGGCCATAGTCGGCCCGATTGCGGTCCTCCTCCACATCCTCGCCGCCGTGGCACGCGACCTCTACGACGCGTTCGTACCGAACAGCGCCATAGCCAAGCACATGTCAGCGATGCGTGACAGGCGCAAGGCAAAGCAGGTGCCAGTGACGACGAAGCCAAGGCACAAGGACATAACGCTCGATGACCTCAACGCCCTCTTGGAGCGCATAGACGAGGGAGGGGACGATGTCCCCGACACGCCACTCCTCACGACGAACGAGAAGCGCAGGCTCATCGGATACGCCCAGCGGCGCTCGTATGCGGGTGACGAGGTGATAGTCGAGTCGGTTCCCGTCTACTCGACCTTCTACGACGACAACGTGGCCCACACGGTCATCTCAGAGCCGAGTGCAGCCGTCAGCGGCGTTACACAAAACCGCAGGTAAACGGCTTGCTGAGAGCCCGAATTTCGGGCGCAAACGAGAAAAACGACCTAGAACCCATGCCCCAGCGCCTAGTTCGGGCGTCTTTTCACAAAGAGCGCCCGCCGCGCTGAGAGTTTGGCGAGGAGCAGCGCGACGGGCAAGAATACGGTGACAAAGCTCCTTTCGAGTCCGTCCCAATAAATAAGTATACCATCATCAACAACATACGCCCAGCTAGACATGGGTAGTCATTACTGACCACTGGTCATAATTTGCGTCTATTCAGAACGGTTGTTCCGCGTTATGGTCAACCTATGGGATTCTTGTCTAAATTTTTCCCGCGCCGAGACGTAGTGTCTCAAGGCCCTCCTCCTCCCTCTGGATTTCAAACCTTCACCGAGTACGCGCCCACGTTCCAGACGTGGGACGGCACGCTCTATGAACAGCTGCTGACTAGGACGGCAGTCGAGCGATTCTCGGTGGCCTGCTCAAGCCTGAAGCCAGAGGTGGTCGGGAGCCAGCGGACTAAGCCGAGGGTTCGCGCCATGTTCGAGTCGGTACCTAACGACTACCAGACGTGGCCGACCTTCGTCGGTCTCGTCGCAACCCGCTACGAGGCGGACACCACGGCGTACGTGCTCCCCGAGCTCGACCGCGACCTCAACGTCATGTCGCTGCACTCGGTGAAGCCGCTGTACGTCGAGGTCTGCGAGTACAAGGGTGAGCCGTATGGCATCTTCCACCTCGCGACCGGCGGCGTCATCGTCATCGAGTGGCGGTTCGTGTGCATCATCGCGAAGTACCAGTACGAGTCTGACTACTTCGGTGGCGGCAACGTAGCGCTCGACCCAACGCTCGCCCTCATGGACGCGCAGCGGCAGGCCGAGGAGCTCGCCGTGAAGAATGGTGCACGCATCCGCTTCATCGGCCAGGTCTCGTCACTCACGCACGAGGACGACCTGCGCAAGAAGCGCGACCGCTTCGCCGCGGACAACCTCGGGCCGAGCAACAGGTCGGGCCTCATGATTTACGACTCCTCCTTCAACAAGGTGGAGCAAATCAAGGAGGACCGCTTCACGCTTGACCCCGAAGAGATGACGCGCATCGAGAACAACGTCTTCGACTACTTCAACACCAACCGCTCCATCATCCAGAACTCCTTCAACGAGGACCAGTGGAACGCCTACTACGAGGGCAAGGTGGAGCCTTTCGCCGTGAAGCTGTCCGAGGGCCTGAGCAACATCCTGTTCACGGCCACGGAGAGGCGTCACGGCAACCGCTGTATGTTCAGCTCGTCCCGACTCCAGTACGCATCCAACGGCACCAAGCGGGCAATCGTGTCCGACATGGTCGACCGCGGCCTGATGACCCTCAACGAGGGCCGCGAGATTCTCCAGCTCCGTCCAATCTCTGGCGGCGACGTGAGGCTCGTGCGCGGCGAGTTCTATCAGGTGGACGAGGACGGCAACGTGATAGTCACCTCTGGCGGCATACCAGAGCAGACGGAACCAGCAGAGAGACCAGAAGAGCAAACTACCGAAGAGGAGGCAGAAGATGCCCTACCTTCCTGAGGTCAGGCAGTACCGTTCGTTTGCTGCCTCGAACTTCCAAGCAGTGACCCGTGACAGCGAAGACGCTCCGAGCTACACCGTCAGGGGTTACTTCACCACGTTCAACGAGGAATATCGCCTGTTCGACGACTTCTACGAGTCCGTTGACCGCACGGCTCTCGACGCGGCCGACATGAGCGACGTCGTCTTCCAGTACGACCATGCCGGGGATGTCCTCGCCCGTCAGCGCAACGGCTCGCTGCGCGTGGGCATCGACGAGCATGGCGGCTGGTGCGAGGCGAGGCTCGACGGGTGCCAGAGGGCACGCGACCTCTACGAGTCCATCGAGAACGGCCTCGTCGTGGAGATGAGCTTCGGCTTCATCATTGACGAGGACGGCTTCGAGTGGGAAGAGGACGAGGACGGCGTCATACACACCCGCATCACGAAGATTGACAAGGTCTTCGACGTGTCGGCCGTAAGCTTCCCCGCAAATCCAGGCACCGAAATCTCCTCGCGCTCCTACGCGCAGGCAGCCATCGACGCGAAACACGAGGCTGACCGCATCAAGGCGGAGGAGGAGCGTGCCGCGCAGGAGGCGGAGGCACAGAGGCTTGCCGACGAGCAGGCCGAGATTGAACGCATCGCGGCAGAGGTTGTCGCACGCCGCAAGAGGCGTGCCCGCGCGATGCAGCTTTAGCGACTAGCCCCTCGGGGCTGTTGATATTCGCACGAGACCTCTTTGACGGAGTGATTGAGGCGGTCACGGCGGCAGGAGTTGACGCCAGCGTGCATGCGAGGGCGGAGTGCCCGAGCGACCCATACACATCGTAAAGAAGGAGGCTCGAATGTTCGAGACCTACACCGCGGCCCAGTACCGCGCACTGGACGACGAGAAGTTCGCCGCCCGCAAGCAGGAGGTCAAGGACCTCCTCTCCGCCGAGACGCTCCCCGAAGGCGTCACCGACGAGGCCCTGTTCGCCGAGGCTGACCTCATCGAGGCCGACGAGAACCGTCGCTCCCGTGCCGCCAGCATCCGCACCAACGACCTGAGCGCCGTCAAGGCTGGCGCTGGCAACATCATCGCCAGCTCCGAGCCGCAGAAGCGCTCCGAAATCAAGCAGGTCAGCAACTACACCGACAGCCCCGAGTACCGCAAGGCCCTCGTCGCCCACATCACCCGTCAGGCCCCCATGCCTGCCGACATGATTGCCCGCGCACAGGCCGAGTACCGTGCCGGTGACCCCATCAGCGTCACCGTCGCCGACGCCTACTCCAACTACACCGACCCGCTGGGCGTCCCCATGCTGGGTGCCGTGCCCCTGCCCCTGACCTTCATGCAGGAGGTCGCACGCGAGATGAAAGTCTACGGCGGCCTTGACACCAAGGTCTCCCGCACCTCCATCCAGGGCGGCGTCGCCGTGTCCGAGGCTGAGCTCGTCGGCGAGGCCATGTGGATTAACGACAAGCAGGTCTCCCCGTGGAACGAGGACTCCTTCAAGACCTTCACGTTCTCCGCTTGGCAGCTCGAGTACCGCATCGCCCGCTCGCTCCTCGCGCAGGCCATGCTGACCGACAACTTCACCAACAATGCCGCCGAGATTGCCGCCGAGTTCTCCCGCAAGCTGAACTCCGCCATCTGGAACGGCAACGGCCAGGGCAAGCCCACCGGCATCCTCGCTGACACCCGCCTCCTTGGCGAGGGCACCGAGGGCCAGGAAGGCTACGTCGCCCCGCACGCCACCATCATCGAGGTCACCGCTAAGGACATGGCCGACTGGGCATTCTGGGCCTCCGTCCAGTACAAGCTCAACGCCGCCTATCGTGGCCGCGGCGAGTGGGTCATGGCCGACGGCTCCTGGGCCAAGTACGTGTCCGTCCTGCGTGACGACAACAACCGCCCCATCGCGAACTTCATGGGCCGTCACGACACCATCAACGACACGTTCGTGCCCGCCATCAACAACCGTCCGGTCAACCTGCTTGACGACTCCATCTGCGCCGACTTCGATGCCGCTGCCGTGGGCGACGTCTTCGCGGCCTTCGGCGACCTCAAGCACTACACGCTGAACACCCAGCCCGGCATGCCGCTGACCACCCTGTCTTGGGATGACCACGACAACAACCTCCACAAGACCAAGGTCTCCGTGGCATGCGACGGTCGCGTCACCAACCCGTTCGGCTGGCTGCTCCTGAAGAAGAAGGCCAGCGCCTAAGGGGGCCGCATGGTCAAGGTGAAAACGCTAAGGGGCTTCTACGACCTGCTCGAGCGCGTCGACCGACATGAGGGCGACGTCTTCGACGCCACCGAGGAGAGGGCGGCACAGATTGCGCAGCTCCTCCCCGGGTACGTCGAGGTGAGCACCGTTGACCTTGGCTCGCTCAAGCTCGCACAGCTCCGCGAGCTTGCCGCCGAGCGTGGGGTCGAGATACCCGCCAAGGCCACCAAGGCCGAGATACTGGAGCTGCTGGAGGGCTAGAGATGTCACTGCTGGATGATGCGCGGAGGGCGACACGTACCGTCACTACCGAGATGGACGACGAGCTCCTCGACCACATCGCCGCAGCCCTCTCTGACATGAGGAGGGTCGGCGTCAGGGAAGAGCTCCTGACGCCGCCCGACCTCGAACCCATGGCCAAGGAAGCCGTGCTCCTCTACGTGAAGGCGCACTACGGATACGACAATCCCGAGGCTCAGCGGTTCCTCGACTCGTACAACCAGACCGTCACCAGCCTCGTCAACTCAGCGCACAACGAGTGCGCAGACGAGGACCCGAGGGCGACATACGCGATGTCGATACGGAGCCTTTTGGAGGCATAGATGCGCTGGAACGACGTAGTGACGCTTGTCGGCAACGGCGAGCGCTACCAAGACGACGAGGGCGCGTGGCACGAGGGCGAGGTTACGGAGCGCCTCATCTACTGCAACCGCAGGCTGTGGGGCAACCTCTTCATGTCCAACCTCCGCTCCAACGAGGTCCGTGCCCTCAACAACAATCTGAACGTCGACATCGACATGATGCCCGAGGCGCACATAGAGGTGCGCAACATCGACTACCAAGGCGAGAGGCGCTGCCTATACCACGGCGAGGAATACACGGTGCTATACGTCACCAACGCCGGCGAAACGTCAATTCTCGGCATAGCCAGGAGGCTTGGCAATGTCTGACGTGTCGATAGACCTTGACGAGTTTGGCACCACGCTATCGAGGATGATTGATGACGTGGACCACGCCGTAAAGGAGGTTCCTGAGCCGGCAGTGCGCAAGGGCCTCAAGAAGGGTGCACAGGAATGGCGAAAGGGCGCACCAGTCGACAGCGGCAGGTACAAGAAATCGATTCGCTGGCACGTGCTAAAGACGGGTGATGACCCCGCTGGCGAGATTGGCTCGCCGAGCCTCCCTGGCCTTCCGCACCTTCTGGAGAAGGGTCATGCGAGGGTCGGTGGCGGCAGGGTGCCTGGAATCCCGCACATAGCGCCAGCAGCCGAGGTCGCGTTCGACGAGACGGAGAAGGCGATGCTTGAGGGGATTGGTGAGGCTCTCAGATGATTCCCGACGCGTATGTCTTCAAGACCCTTTTAGCCGTTGGCATCCCTGGCACAAAGTACGCATACCAAGAGGGAGGCGCACCGCCGCTCCCGTGGTTCGTGTACATGCGCCGCAAAAAGGGCGACGTGTTTGCCGACGACAAAAACTATGCGCTGCTGCCTCACTTCAGGGCCGAGCTCTACATGAGGGAGAACGACCCTGACCTCAGGGAGAGGTTCGAGGAGGCGGTCGCATCAATAGGGCCGTATACGGCCTATGAGACGTGGATTCCGTCAGAGCAATGCCTGATGGTCTCCTACGACTTCACATACCACCCAGAATGATTGGAGGCCCACATGGGCAAGGTCAAGTTCGGCCTGAAGAACGTCAAGTACGCAATCTGGACCGATGGCGTCGGCGACGCTGCCGGTTCCTATGGTCCTTGGAAGGTCCTCACCCCCGGCGCTGTCTCCCTGACCGCCGACGTCGAGGCAGACTCCACCGACTTCTATGCTGAGGACACGGTCTATGCCGTCATCGACTCCATCGCAAAGGAGTCTGGCACCGTCGAAATCGCATTCCTCCCCGAGGAGGTCAAGCAGGACCTCTTCGGCTACGCGGTCGATGACACCACCAAGCTCACCTATCTCACCTCAGACCCCAAGGACATCCACGTGGCCCTTGGCTACGAGACGTCCTACAACGACGGTACCAAGTGCCGTGGCGTTCGCTACGACGTCACCTTCCAGCCCTTCTCCGAGTCCGCCAACACCATGCAGGAGAACACGGACCCCGAGACCATCACGCTGAACTACACCGCCGTCGGCAAGAAGTTCACCGTCGACAACAAGGAAGTCAACATCCTCAAGGCGCACGTCAACTCCGGTACCGGCACTGGTGGCGCGGACGAGTCCGTCTACACCAAGTTCTTCAGCGCCGTGCAGATTCCCGGCGTCGCAGTCGTCGCTGGCTAACCGCCTAGCGGGAGCCCGCTGGGCGGGCACCCCTTCCGAGGCGGGGCACATCGGAACTTTCCTCCTTTCTCACCGGTGCGCCTCGCTCAGAGGGGTAGTGCTTTTGAAAGGGGTACTGAATGCTATACGACTATGACGGCTCAGGCAGGAAACACGAGATTGTCGCGTCCGCTCACACGCTGATGGTGTATGAGCAGCAGTTCAAGCGCGGCATGATTGAGGACGTGTTCTCTAAGGTTCGCATCGACGAGGATGACTTTGACGATGACGGGACCATCCTTGTCGCTGACTACACCATCGACCACTGGGATAAGTACGTGAAGGCTCTCTGGGCGATGCTCAAGGCTGGCTCCGACCTCGCAAGGGCCGAGGGCCGTGAGTACGAGGTCGTGCCGAGCTTCGATGAGTGGAGCGTCAAGGTCACGAACCTCGACATTCAGGAGCTCTCGCTGGTGGTGGTCTCCGAGTGCCAGAGGGGCTTTTTTCGAACCGGAACTGTTGCCGCAGAAGCAGAGTCTGAAGAGCAAGGAGAAGCATAGGCTTCCCTACACACGCGTGTGCGCGACCGCGATGGAGCGGTTCGGATTGACGCGCCTAGACCTCATGCTCATGACATGGAGCGAGGTCGTGATGCTCTTCGACGCAACATATGAAGAAGAGAAGACTGACGCGAAGTCCGATGTCCGCGAAGCAACGGACGACGACTTGCGTGCATGGATTTAAGGAGGCCAAATGGCTGAGTACCGCGGCCTTACAATCCGCATCGGAGCGGACACGTCTAGGTTCACGGCAGCCCTCAAGGCCACCCAGAGCGCAATCGCGTCGACACAGAAGAACCTACGTCAGCTCAAGCAGGCGCTAACGTTCGACCCTGGCAGCAAGAACGCGTCGGCGCTCTACGTCGGGGAGCTTCAGTCGCAGGCTGTCGCGGCCTCAGCGAAGCTACAGGAGCTTCGTAAGCACATACAGGAAGTGCAGAACGCAACGCCGAAGACGAATGGTCTGTCGACGTTCAAGAAGCTCGCCGAAGACACGGACAACGCAGCGCTTTCCGCGCAGCGGGCAAAGGCGGCATTCAATGACGTCACCGATGCCCTTGCGCAGATTTACACGAACATCTCAGCGGAGTCACACGAAGAATTCGACATGGACGACACCGAGGTCAAGCGCCTCACGCAGTCACTGAAAGACGCGGGAATAGCTGCCAAGGAAGTCGACAAAGTCCTGGGCTCGAGCATGGAGTCAATCCGCCACGAGCTTGCCTCTAAGGGCAAGGCCTCAGTCGCTGAGATTGAGTCAATCATGAAGCGCGTCGAGCTCTTCAAGAACCAAGGCGTCACGATTAACGTCACAAACTCAAGCATGGACACCATCACGAGCGAGCTGCAGAGGCTCGTCGGAGCGGGAAGAATCTCGCAGGAGGAGATGGACGAGACCATCGCCAAGGTGAGCAGGCTCAAGAGTGAGTGGACGAGCGCATCAAACGCTTACGACGACGCAAAGGTCATAGACCAGCTGCATAACGACTCCGTTGAGGTTGCCAAGCTTGAGGCGCAGGTCAAGTCGCTTGCCGAGCAGATGGTAGACGCCACGAGGAACGCCTTTGCGGACGACCTCGAGGACGACATAAACAAGCTCCGCAATCTCGGGACCGAGGTAGAGCGTGCCGAAGGCAGGTTCGAGAGGGCTGACCAGGCATTCAAACTTGACCCAGGCAACATCGACCTGTCAATCAGCAGGATGCAGGCGCTTGACGAGGCCACCGATGCAGCCAAGAGGGAAGCTGAGTCGCTCACCGACATAATTGGCCAGTACGAGGCAGCCGGTATCGACAAGGTGGCGGCAAGCACCGAGAACCTCACGCAAGCTACTGCGGACGCAAAGCAGAACTTGGTTGACGCGAACGCGGCCGTCATTATGCAGGAGAGGGAGATAGACGAGTTTCTCGACGACATACGCAAGCGTTCGGTCGACGGAAACCCGTTGAACATCCTCGACGCAGCGCCAAAGTACCGAGAGCTCATGTCGCAGCTTGACGAGCTGAAGCAGAAACAAACCGAGGCTCGGGAGTCTTACCAGCTTCTCGTGAATGCCGGCGACTACACCGAGAAGGTCGCCGAGCTGGAGACCGTGAACAACAAGATTACCGAGTTCGGCAACACGGCACGCGACAACGAGGCCGTCATAAACGCCTTCGCCGAGTCGCTCCGCAACGCATTCTCCGACAGGCTCGAGACCGTTCTCAGGGGCGACAAGAGCGCCCTCGAAGGCCTTGGTGAGGAGACCAAGCGCGTCATGGACAGCCTCAGTCGTACCGAGCGTGCAATGGAGCTGGACCCGTCGAACATCGACAAGGTCGTCGCAAGGTCTCAAGCTCTCGAGACGGCGATGTCAGCAACCAACACCGAGATGGAGCAGACCCAGAAGATTCTCGACCGCTACTCATCGGAGGGAATCGACAAGGTCGCTGCCGGCTCGACGAACCTCAAGCAGGAGCTGAGCGACGCGGAGGCGTATGCGCAGGCCGCGGCAATCGCACTGGCCAGCTATAAGACGAACGTCGAGAACATCGATGACGGGGTCGTCGAGTTCTTCACGGAAAACCTCTCCAATGCCGTCAATCGCGTTAACGAGCTTCGCAGCGCAATGGACTTTCGAGACAAGGAAGCCCATCTCGAAGAGCTGCGCAATGGCTACGACGAGCTTGGAAACAAGGTCAAGACGACCACGGCTCATCTCCAAGCGCTCGCGAACGCTCAGGTGGACGCCGTAAAGAACGGTATGGCGACCGGGTTCGACTCTGTCATCTCAGACCTTGACGCGCTCTCTGCCAAGACGGACGCGGCGAAGCAGCACTTCGAGGCGATGGACGCGTCGCTCAAGGCGGACCCGACGAGTCTCGAACGCGCGAGAGACCGCGCAACCGCGCTCGCAGAGGCGACGCAGGCGGCAAAGGATGAGGCTGCGGAGCTCGACGCGCAGATAGCGAGGCTCAGCGGCAAGGGGTTCGACCAAGTCCTCGCATCGACGAAGAACATCGCCAAGGAGACCGACAACGCCGAGAAGCGCTGGCGTGCCGCAGAGGCGGCGGTCAAGCGCTGGAAGGCGCAGCTCGCCAATGCGCGGGCCGAGGTCAAGAGGCTCGAGCAGAGCAGCGATGGCGCAAGCGACGAGCTCGAGGAGGCCAAGGAGAACGCCGCAAGGCTTGAGGATAACCTCAACGGGGCCGCAGACGCCGCAGAGAAGGCTCGTAGCCGCTTCGCCGAGCTCACTGGCGCAAGCGAGCTCGCCGCGGTGAAGTCGCGCCGCGACGCGGTGACCGGCGAGATTGCCGACCTCGAGGGGAAGGCGCGTACGGCCGGGGAGGGAATCTCAACCGCGCTCTTCATGGCTTTGCAAGAGGTCGGCCAGGAGGCAAAGAAGGCCTTCGACGAGGTCATCACAGCCACCACGTCGCTAGATGACGCGCTCACCGAGGTGAAGAAGACCGTCGACACGACCGATGAGGGCTATGAGAGGCTGAAGGAATCGGCTGTGGAGCTGTCGAAGGTTCAGCCCATCGACGCGTCGACAATCCTTCAGGCAGAGGCTCTTGGCGGCCAGCTTGGCTTCGCGGCGGACGAGGTTGAGAAGTTCGCGGAGGTCGCCACTGGCCTCGATGTCGCAACGAACATGTCTTGGAACGACGCGTCTACCGACATGGCACGGTTCTTCAACATCATGGGTCTCGGTCACGAGGAAGTTGAGAACTACGGTTCGGCAATCGTCGACCTGGGAAACAACTACGCCACTACGGAGCAAGAAATCTCCGACATGGCACTGCGTATCGCAGGCGCTGGCGCGTCGATGAATCTCGGTGCGGCAGACGTTCTCGGCCTTGCCACAGCGCTTACGTCCGTCGGCCTCACCGCTGAGGCTGGTGGCTCATCAATCTCGCAAATCATGGTCAAGATTGACAAGGCTGTCGCAAACGGAACCGAAGGAATAAAGAAGTATGCCGACGACATGGGAATGTCCGTCAACGACTTCATCGCTTACGTAAAGACACTCGGAGACACCGAGCTTGGCGAAATCGCAGAAAACTACAACATGACCGCCAAGAAGTTCTCTGAGGCAACTGTCGGCTCCATGGAATCGCTTGAGACGTGGGCTGACACAGCCAACATGACCGCAGACGAGTTCGTTGTGGCATGGAAGGAAAAGCCAATCGAGGCTCTTACCGCGCTCTTCTCTGGCATGGACAAGGCAGCCGAGGAAGGCTCGAACCTGAACCTGCTGCTTGACGACCTCGGCATCAAGACCATCCGTCAGTCAGACGTTGCCCGTCGTGTAGCAAACAGCTCCGACAAGCTCGTCCAGGCCGTGAATGACGCGAACGACGCATATCAGGAGAACACGGCATTGTCTACCGAGGTCGAGCGAAGGAACGAGTCGCTGTCCGCACAAATGGACATCATGGCCAACTCCTTCGACGCGGTAAAGGCAGAGCTTGGCGAGGGATTACTACCTCTCGTGAAGCTTGGTGTCGGCGTGTTCCAAGACCTGTCGAACGTCATGAACGACGTTCCAGTCGGCATGAAGACGGCGATTATCAGCCTGCTCGGTGCACTCGCGGGGCTGGCGACCACCGTGCCAATCCTCAACCAGCTCGACACGGCATTCGGGAGGCTCAGCGAGAAGGTGGTCGAGGCAGGTGGCTGGGGAGCCGCCATGTCAAGCATGATTACGCCGACGACACTTGGAATCGCGGCGCTTGGGGCAATCGGCGTCGCCGCGTATGCCTACTACAAGAAGCTGGATGACGCCAGAAAGCGTCAGGAGGATTTCAACAACGCACTCAGCGACACCGACAAGATAGCCGAATCGTTCGCGACGTCGATGGACGCAGGCAAGAACTCCGTGTCGTCGTTCGGAATCGAAGCCGAGCGCAGGAGTAAGACGCTCGAAGAGCTCACAGACGACCTCAACGAGTTCAACGAGTCCATCAAGGGGACGATGGACCCTGTCGACAAGAGCAACGCGCTTCTCGGCGAGTACCGCACCGTGCTGGATAAGTTTGCCGGAAAGGGCCACGCGTACGGAGCGGACCTAGCCGAGCTCGAGTGGGCAGTCAGGGGAATCAACGATGCCCTTGGCACCGACTATACCGCGCAGGACATCCTCACTGACAAGTACGAGAACGAGAAGGGCGAAATCGAGAGCCTGTGTGACAAGCTCGACACGCTTATCGCCAAGCGTCAGGAGGAAGCGCGGATGGAAGCCGCGCAGGGCATGTACACGAAGTCGCTCGAGAAGCAGTACGAGCTCGACATGAACGTTGAGTTCGCCAAAGAGGACATCCAGAACTTCGACGCCCTCGTCGAGGAGAGGGCAGCCGCGTTCGAGAAGCTCGACAACGGAGTTCATACCCACGAGGAGATAATGGCTGCTGCGGCGCAAAGCGTCAGTCGTGAGATGGGCACAACGCGCGAGCAGCTTGAACAAGACCTAGACGCAGCGCAGAAGGCTCTCGAGCATGTAGACCGCGAGGTCCAATACTCGAAGGACCTCATGACCGAGGCTACGTCCGCAGTTGAGAACAGCTCTGACGCGCTTGGCGAGTTCGTCGACACGGCATTCTCCGGCTGGGATGGCGTCGACTGGGGCAAGGCACTCGAGGAAAACGGAATAAAGCTCGACGAGTTTGCCCAGAAGGCACACGATGCTGGCGTCACGGCACGTGACCTGAAGAACATCTATGACGACCCAGACATCTTCTTTGCCGACATGGTAAAGGAGTCAGCAGGTGACATCGACGCGCTCATCGCCAAGATTAAGGAGTACAACGAGACAGAGGTCGAGCAAAAGGAAGTCAGCGTAAACGTCTCTGACGATAAGCTCGCTCTTGACGAGTCGAAGCTCGCACCAGAGAGCAGAGAGGTCAAGACGACATATACCGCTGACGTCGAGAGCGCAGAGGCTGGCGTGTCCGAGTACAACGACATGCTCAGCAAGACGCCTACGAAGATTGACACCGCAGTCAACGCCGACACCGAGGACGCAAGCCAGAAGGCAATCACGCTTCAGCAGATTCTCGACGCGCTGCCAAGCTGGAAGAACATCTTCGTGAACGTCAGTGTCGACACGAGCGCCCTGACGAACGCAGAGCGAAGGCTCGAGAACCTGAACAGCAAGAAAGCCGCAGGCGGCATCCGCTACCACGCCGATGGCGTCATCCTCAACCGCCCGACATGGATAGGCAATCGTGACATAGCCGGCGAGGCAGGCGCGGAGGCAATCATTCCGCTCACCAACCGCAGGTATGTCCAACCGTTCGCCGACACCGTCGCAGACGGAATGATGTCCAAGATTGGCGAGATGTCTGGCACTACCAACAACTATGTAATCAACGGGCTCACCGTAGCACCCGACAGCGCCCTGGCAAAGGCCATGGACGCCACGTTCGATGAGGCCAAGCGCCTCAGCAGGATGGGCAGGAGGTAGCCAATGGCGACTGTCTGGAAGGTCGAGGGCCTTAACGTGAAGGTCCTCGACCAAGGTGACGGCACGGTAATCGCGAGATGGAAGTTCAACACAGGCTCGACGACGGAACACTTCTCCATATACTGGGAGTACTGGAACACGACGAACGGCATATGGGTGCTTGCCTCCGGCTCAGGCTCAAGTGTGCCAACGTCCTCATACGAGACAATCAGCGGTGTCAGGTGGTTCCAGACGACGTGGTCCCCGAGCGGGGCCGCTGAGACATCGACTAGCGTCCGCATCTACGTCGACCCAATCCCGAAGTCCGGCTCGAAGTGGTCGCACGGCGGCGTGTATTCAAAGTCCATAACCAACCCGAAGTGGACGAACCTGCACGGGCAAGCGCTCGAGCCTCCGAAGTATGACATCGACTGGTACGGCAACCTCATCCGTCTGAACGTCACAAGCATGCCAGCGCTCGTGCAGGACATTGTGTACTACCGCTCGCAAAACGGCGGAGCGTCGAAGTCGTGGATGGCAAGCACGCCGAACACCCCAGTGAGCATGACGCCAGCGAACGGGACGTACTACCAGTTCCAAGCTCGCTGGCGACTCGACAAGAAGACGCTTGGCGAGCTCTCGCTACCGTCAGAGATATACTACGGTCGCCCGATGCGGCCAACGAACCTCACCGCCAAGGTCGTGTCATGCGACTCGGAGTCGGGTTCGGTAAGGCTTGACTGGAAGGACAGCGGCAGCACTGGCGACAAGTACCTCGTCGAGTGGTCAGAGGACCCGGAGGCGTGGGACAACCACGCAGACGTCGAGAGCAGCGAGGAGCCTGGCGAGCCTGACGGCAACAACAACGGGTGGCGTACCATAGGCGGCCTCGAGCCCGGCAAGACGTACTGGTTCAGGGTCAAGCGCGGAGAGTCTAAGGCCGAAGAGGCCTATGAGTGGTCTGACTACGCATGCGTCGGCAAGTCTTCGTCCACGCTGCAGGTCTCGTGCGTCATGGGGACGGTGCCAGCAGCGCCGACACTCGGGCAAGTTCCGAGCACGGCGGTCGTTGACGAGCCGCTGACATTGTCTTGGACGCATAACTCAGAGGATGGGTCGGCGCAGACGGCATATCAGCTGCAGGTGTATAAGGGTTCGTGGTCTACGGTGTCGACGGGGACCACGTCTCAGACATTCACGGTGTCGCCATCAACGCAAGGCTTCACTGATGGCGATACGCTGCAGTGGAGGGTTCGCACAAAGGGTGCGCTCGACACTGGGAGTTCCGCCGACTGGTCGCCATGGTCATCGACTGGTAGCGTCACGGTGTGGGCGAAGCCGGCGTCAACAATCTACGCACCTAGCACGGTAGAGCAGATGCCAATCTCCCTCGAGATTGAGGTTGGCAGCACGTCGGCCGGAAACACGCCGACACGCTACTGGTTGAACGTCGTGGCTGACGAGCCCTATGAGGCAGTCGGCCCTGACGGTGAGCCCGTCTGGGTCGCCGAAGGCGAGACGGTGTGGTCTGGCGAGGCTGTCCCTGGTGACGACGGATGCGACGAGAGTGGATGGAGCGTCTCGCTCACAGTTGTCGACATCAGGCTAAACCCAGGTGCCACCTATGTCGTCAACGGCGGATGCTATACGTCGCAGGGGCTCAAGTCAGACGCAACGCCCGCAACGTTCGTCGCAGACATCAACCAGACTGCCGTAAGCGGATGTGATGCCGACGTCACGTTCGACCGTGCGACCATGGCGGCAACAGTGATGCCCAGATGCACGGACGGTCCTGAGGGCGAGCTGCTTCAGGGCGTAACGCTCTCAGTGTGGAGACTAGGCGACCCCAATGAGATGATAGGCGAGTGGATGGTCAACGACGGACATGCCATCTGTCTAGACGCACACCCGACCTTCGGCACATGTACGTACCGCATAGTCGCGACAGACTCGACGAGCGGTGCCCAAGGCTTCTCTGACGTAATCATCAACATATCAGCGCCAGGCATAGTGATTCAGTGGGACGAGGACTGGAGCGAGCCGACCAACGACATGGAGGGCATCAGTTTCTCTGGACAACGGCTCATCCTCCCGTTCAACGTCGACGTTACCGAGCAATGGTCCAAACAGTCGTCTCTCAACGAGTGGGCTGGCAGGAAGAGTCCAGTGTCGCGCTATGGCACACAGCGCGGCCATACGGCCACGTGGTCATGTGTCGTAAATCGCTATCGCGGGCTTGACCAGGTCAACGCAGTCAGGAAGCTAGCGACATATATGGGTGACGTATACGTAAGGGAGCCTTACGGCTCAGGCTACTGGGCACATGTCGATGTCGCGTCACTTGGTGCCGTCCATGGCAGCCCTGCTGTGCAGGTGTCGCTCAACGTTACTAGGGTGGATGCATAATGGACTGGACTCGGTCGCTCCGAATTAGCTGGCGCTACATGATTGTCGACCCTGACACATGGGTCGACGTTCGCGAGATTCCATTCGTGCGCGAGTGTTCCATCACGTGGGACCGCGACAGCGACCTTCTCGTGTCTGGCTCGCTTGAGATTGACGGCGACATCGGTGACGAGCCATACGTCAGGGTATGGTGCGATGCCACGCAAGGTGACCTTGCGGAGAGACATGCCGTCGCAACCATGCTCTGCCAGACCGCGAAGGGCTCGACGGAAGGCACCGTGAGGACCAGCTCCGCCGACGCATACTCGCCGCTGCTCGAGCTCAGTGACGACAGGCCGCCGGTCGGCTGGTCGGTCTCAGGCTCGGCTGACGAGGCGATAGCGATAATATGCTCGCATATGAGGGCACCTTACGTGCCTTACGAGTCGGACGTCACGCTCGCGACCGACGTCGTCGCAACCGAGGACGAGTCATGGCTCGACATGCTCTGGGCCGTCTGCGAAGAGGCAGGGCTTGAGTTCTTGGTAGACGGCATGGGAAGGCTCGTGTTCTCGAAACGCGTTGAGCCGTGGGCGCTGCAGCCAGCGCAGACAATCTCAGACACCGATGCGAGGGGAATCCTGTACGCAGAGCGCGATGTCGAAACCGACCTCTATGGCATTCCCAACCACTTTGAGGCCATACGCTCAGACACCGGTTCGTGGGTCAAGGGAGAGGCCTGGAACGATGACCCAGCCTCAAGGTCGTCAACCGTGAAGCGCGGACGAATCATCACCTATCGAGAGACGAACCCAGACGGCCTTCCTTCGGGCTCGTCTCAGGAAGTCGCAGACGAGTACGCACGCAGGCGGCTTCGCGAGGAGTCCGTCATCACCCGCACATACACGCTTGGCATCGGCTATCTGCCGCTGCGTCTTGGCGACGCCATACGCTTCTCCGACTCCAAGCTGGGTGTCGAGGAGACCGTGATGGTCAACACGATGGACCTCAGCTGCGACGTGGAGGCGAGGCTTGACCTCACTGCGACGTCGACCGAGGAACTTTGGAGTGCATAACATGACCAACCCAGCAGACAGGCTCGCGGCGCTGATAGCGACGCCCAAGGAGGAACCAGTCTCCTACTACAAGGGCGTCGTGCAGCAGACGCAGGGCTCGAAGGCGTACGTCCTCGTCGACGGCGGCATCTCGATGTGGTGCGACGCGATGGATGTGAAGGCCATCGCCGGCGACCGCGTGAGGGTCGAGGTGCGCAAGCGCAAGGCGACGCTCGTCGCAAACTACACGCACCCAGTCACCGACGACTCGAAGGCGGGGGAGGCGCTCGACCTCGCTCAAGTCGCGAAGAACGCCGCAGACGATGCGCAGATTGCCGCTGACAACGCTCAGGACTCAGCCGACGAAGCTGCGGCTGCCGCGCGGACCGCCCAGGGGAGTGCCGACGATGCGGCCACGGCGGCACAGACTGCTTGGAGCCACGCGGACAACGCTCTCACTGCGGCGGGTGCCGCTTGGGACCACGCAGGAGAAGCGGCCTCTGCGGCTCAGAACGCGTGGAATAAAGCTGCCGATGCCGAATCCGCGGCAAACGAGGCTCACTCTCAGGCCGTAAATGCCGCAGGAGCGGCCCAGGAGGCGTGGGAGCACGCAGACGAGGCGGCTGGCGAGGCTGAGCGGGCGAACCGCATGGCGAACGGCGCTCTGACTGGTCTTGGCACACTGGAGTCCGTCATCGACACGGTCAACTGGTTCGCCGACCACCGCACGGCATCGACCGACACCACCGTAAACCCAGCCAAGGACTACTACACCTATGACGCGTCGACCGGTACGCTCTCCAAGGTCGAGCCCGATGGCACAGAGAACCCGTCGACCGAGGGTTGGTGGGAGCTCGATGAGGCGATAAGCAACTATGTCGCGTCTCACACAGCCATGACGGACGACGGCCTATATGTGGTCGGCCTTTCCAACGGATGGCGTGTTCTCGTTTCGACCGGTGCCGGTGACTACGCGGCGGGCGTTTTCCTCATCGACCCGAACGGCGTCATCGCGCAGGCGACGACGGGCAACGGCATCACCTTCGATGACTCGCGCCCGTTCCACATCGGCGATGACGACGCGTACATCGTGTTCGACGGCAACGGCGGCATCGTCATCGGGGGCAACGGAGTCAGCATCTCTGGCGGCGTCACCCTCGGTGGCTACAGCAGGACGCTGTCTCAGGTGCTCAGCGCCCTCGACGCGAGCATCAGCGCCGTCGAGTACGGCGTCGGCAGCAGCCCGACGTCGCATTCGGACATCACGAGCTGGTCAAGCTCGTCGCCCACATGGCAACAGGGCAAGTACGTGTGGATGCGCACGACAACCAACGGGCTCACGTACACATACACGTGCATCCAGGGAGCTAAGGGCGAGTCTGGCGCTGGTGGCGCGAAGGGAGACACCGGTGCCACGGGAGCCACTGGAGCTACGGGACGGACAGGTGCCACCGGTGCAACGGGCGGTACGGGTGCTACGGGCGCTACGGGCAACACAGGAGCGACTGGTGCCACGGGTGCCACTGGCAATACAGGCGCGACGGGAGATACGGGCCCTCAGGGCGTCAGCGTCACCGTCTCGAGTGTCAAGTACGGGACGTCATCGAGCGCCTCCGTGGAGCCGTCAAGCTGGTCGACGACCGTGCCGTCCTCAATCGCGAAGGGACGCTGGCTCTGGGTCAAGACCACCTACTCCGATTCCACTACCGCGACGACGAAGAGCTACGTCGGCACTGACGGCGAGGATGGAACCTCTGTCTTCGTCCAGAGCAGCTCGAAGGTCGGCGACACCACCACCGTCGTGATAGCCGACAGCGACGGCAACACCAGCACGCTCACCATCAAGGACGGCAGCGACGGCACTGACGGCACGCCGGGCCTCACGGGGTACGTGCACACGGCATGGGCGAACAGCGCGAACGGACAGACCGACTTCTCCACGACGGTGTCCGCTGGCAAGAGCTACCTCGGCGTATACACGGACAACACCGCCGCAGACTCGACGAACCCCTCTTCCTACTCGTGGTCGCTCATCAAGGGTGCCACAGGCAGCACCGGCGCTACGGGCAGCACGGGTGCCACCGGCGCGACAGGAAAGACCGGTGCCACCGGCGCTACAGGTGCCACTGGTCAGACTGGCGCGACCGGCCTCACAGGCGCTACGGGACAGACGGGCAACACCGGAGCCACCGGACAGACGGGCGCTACTGGTCAGACTGGCAACACGGGCAAGACTGGTGCCACAGGTCAGACTGGTGCCACAGGTGCCACGGGCGCGACCGGAGCTACGGGTGTCGGCATCGCGTCGATAACCGAGTACTACTGCGTGACCAACTCCACGTCCGTCCCGGCAGACAGCGCGTTCTCGACGGGGGTAAAGACGCCCACCGCCTCGAACCGCTACCTCTGGAACTACGAGCTTGTCACCTACACCGACTCGTCCACGAAGAAGCTGGACAAGCACATCGCCGCAGTGTTCGGCAACACGGGAGCCACCGGCAACACGGGAGACTCCGGCGTAGGCATCACCGACATCATCGACTACTACGCCGTGAACAACTCGACGACCGCACCGGCAGACGCAGACTTCTCCACCACGGTCCAGAACCCGACAGCATCCAACAGATTCCTGTGGAATTACGAGCTGACCACCTATAGCGATGGCTCGACGAGCACCTCGTACAAGCGAATCATCGGCGTGTACGGCCAGACGGGAAAGACGGGTGACACAGGTGCCACCGGCCAGACAGGTGCCACCGGGGCAACCGGCCAGACGGGTGCCACGGGCAATACGGGCGCTACCGGCCAGACAGGTGCCACAGGTCAGACGGGTGCCACGGGACAGACCGGCAACACGGGAAACACCGGTGCGACCGGACAGACGGGCGCGACAGGAAAGACCGGCGCTACTGGTGCCACGGGAGCTACGGGTGCCACGGGAGTCGGCATAGCATCCATCACCGAGTACTACTGCATCTCAAACTCGACCACGGCACCTGCGGACAGCGCCTTCTCGACTGGCATCAAGACGCCGACGGCATCGAACCGATACCTGTGGAACTATGAGCTGGTCACCTATACAGACTCATCGACCAAGGCTCTCGACAAGCACATCGCCGCAGTGTTCGGCAACACAGGAGCCACTGGACAGACGGGCGAGACGGGCAAGGGCATAGCCTCAATCACCGACTACTACGCAATCAACAACTCCACGACAGCGCCTGCAGACTCTGCATTCTCCACGACAGTGAAGACACCCACTGCGGCGAACAGGTATCTGTGGAACTACGAAGTCACGACGTACACTGACTCCTCGACGGACAGCTCGGACAAGCATGTGATAGGCGTATTCGGACAGACGGGAAACACTGGAGCAACCGGTGCCACGGGTCAAACCGGTGCCACGGGTCAAACTGGTGCCACGGGTAACACGGGTGCCACAGGCGCGACGGGCGCGACAGGAAAGACCGGCGCTACGGGTAACACCGGAGCAACGGGCAGTACGGGAGCGACGGGAGCCACTGGCGCGACTGGCGACTCGGGCTATTCATATGACCTCATGTGTAGCCCGGCGGCGATAGTCAGATTCGAGGACGGCACCATCGTCCCGACATCGGTGACCATGTCTGCCATCCTGATACATGGCACCGAGGCACCGACGGCCTATAGCGGACGCTTCAAGGTCGAGGAGTCGACGAACGGCTCCACTTGGACGACAAAGTACACATCATCGAAAAACGAGTCATCCAAGACGTACAGCCCCACAGCGACGGCAACGTTGGTACGCTGCACGCTATATGTGGCGGGTGGCACAACGACCGTACTTGACACGCAGACCGTGCCAATTGTGAGTGACGGAGCAACTGGAGCGACTGGCGCAACGGGAGCTACAGGCAACACTGGAGCGACTGGCGCAACGGGAGCCACTGGCGCAACTGGAGCCACTGGCAACACTGGCGCAACTGGAAGCACTGGCAAAACCGGCGCGTCCGGCGCTGACGCCTATACTGTGGTGCTTACGAACGAGAGCCATACGTTCCCGGCAGGAACGAGCGCGGCAATCGCGTCGAGCACAACCTGCAATGTCATCGCATTCAAGGGTGCGACGCAGGTGGCGGCTACCATCGGAACCATCACCGGCCAAGTGACGGGCTTGACGACCTCCATCACGAGCAACGGCACGACATCGGCATACTTCACAGCTACGGCCGCAACGACGTTGTCCACCAAGAGTGGCACGCTCACAGTTCCCGTGACGGTCGACGGAAAGGCGTTCACCAAGAAGTTCACATGGGCTCTTGCTTTGACCGGAGCCATTGGCGCGACTGGCAAGACGGGAGCCACTGGCAACACGGGTGCCACTGGACAGACTGGCAACACGGGCGCAACCGGCAACACCGGCGCGACCGGAGCAACAGGAACCACTGGAGCCACGGGAAAGACTGGTGCCACGGGCGCTACGGGCGTGGGAATAGCCTCAATTACCGAGTACTACTGCGTGACGAACAGCACCACAGCACCCGCGGACTCGGCATTCAGCACTGGAATCAAGACGCCTACGGCAACGAACCGATACCTGTGGAACTACGAGCTGGTCACGTACACCGACTCGACGACCAAGGCGCTCGACAAGCACATCGCTGCCGTCTTTGGCAACACGGGAGCGACTGGCCAGACCGGAGACGCTGGCAAGGGCATCGCCTCCATCACGGACTACTACGCCATCAACAACTCGACCACGGCACCTGCCGACTCCGCGTTCTCGACGACAGTGAAGACGCCTACCGCCGCGAACCGATACCTGTGGAACTACGAGGTCACGACCTACACGGACTCGACGACAGAAAGCTCCGACAAGCATGTTATCGGCGTCTTCGGCCAAACTGGTGCGACCGGAGCCACTGGACAGACTGGCAACACTGGCGCGACTGGCAACACCGGCGCGACTGGCAAGACCGGGGCGACGGGCGACACTGGCGTGCAGGGGTACAGCATCGTCGCCTACGTCACGAGGAACGCCTTCACCGAGGCCCAGTGGAACACGTACGGGGAGATAGGCCACATCGAGAACTGGTCAAACACCTCACCGATACGAAATGGCTGCAGGGTGGGTGACATATTTGCCGTCGTGGGAACATCGACCGACACCGGCAGGGCACACACTATCGTCTATCGCGCGGATAACGCGAGCGGAGACCTGCACGGAGCGTGCATTGCCCACACCTTTGCCGAAAGGGGCGAGGTCGGTGCCACTGGCGCTACGGGAAAGACCGGCGCGACCGGTGCCACGGGAAAGACAGGCGCAACGGGACCGCGAGGCGCTGGCATTGCCAGCGTCACGGAGTACTACGCAGTCAACAACTCAACCACGGCACCTGCCGACTCCGCGTTCTCGACGGCAGTCGCGTCTCCAACAAGCTCTAACCGATACCTGTGGAACTACGAGGTCATCAAGGACGATGACGGGAACACCGTTGCCACGACGGCGAAGCATATCGCCGCCGTCTACGGCCCGACCGGCAAGACCGGCGCTACGGGTAACACTGGAGCCACAGGAGCCACAGGAGCTACAGGCGGCGACGGTGTCGGCGTCTCGTCCATCACCGACTACTACGCAATCAACAACTCGACAACGGCACCCGCATACTCAAGCTTCTCGACCTCCGTCGTAGTGCCTACGGCCACGAACCGCTACCTGTGGAACTACGAGCTGACGACGTTCAGCAACGGGAGCACTGGGGCGTCTGACCGCCACGTCATCGGAGTCTTCGGACAAACCGGCAATACCGGGGCTACCGGGGCTACCGGTGCAACTGGAAAGACCGGTGCGACAGGACAGACAGGCAGCACCGGTGCCACGGGAGCCACCGGCAAGACAGGCAACACTGGCGCGACTGGCGCGACCGGCAACACAGGAGCCACGGGCAATACTGGAGCGACTGGCGCGACAGGACAGACTGGCAACACTGGCGCTACGGGTGCCACAGGCAAGACCGGTGCCACGGGAGCCACGGGCAACACGGGTGCAACGGGCGCTACAGGAGCTACGGGCGCTACGGGGGCAACCGGCAAGACAGGCAACACGGGTGCCACGGGAGCGACTGGTGCCACAGGAGCGACTGGTGCCACGGGAGCGACTGGTGCCACAGGTAAGACGGGGGCAACCGGCCTTACGGGAGCGACGGGCCCCGAGGCGGTCGTCTCGATTTCCGTGGACGCCATCGACTGGGACGCTGGAACAGCCACCATCCGCGCGACGCTCAGGGTCAACGGCTCCGCCGTGACAAGCGGCGTCACCTACAAGTGGACGAAGGGTACCTCGACGACGTCGGTTGGAACGACGCAGACGCTCGCCATCACCGACCTCAATGAGACGTACAACTGCACGTGCACGTGGTAGAAGGAGGAAAGCGTGAAGCATGCGGCCTATACGGGCTCAAGGAACCTGTACGACGACATGGTCACGTCCGCCAAAGCGCTACTGCGCAATAGCGACGTCGACCGAATATGGCTACTCATCGAGGACGCGGAGTTTCCTTACAAGCTCCCGCCCGAGGTGACAGCGATAGACGTGAGCGGCCAGCAGTTCTTCAGGAAGGACGGCCCGAACATGGGCAGCAGGTACACCTACCTTGCCATGATGAGGGCCGCCCTCTGCCACGTCCTTCCCAGTGACGTCCACAAGGTCCTCTCGATGGACGTGGACACGCTCGCAATCAGAGACGTCTCAGATGCGTGGGATGTCCCCATGGAAGGATGCTACTTCGCCGCCGCGAAGGAGCAGCACCGCTGCTACGAGGGGCTGCTCTACACGAACACCGGCGTGGCGCTCTACAACCTCGACATGCTAAGGAAGGGCAAGGCGGACGAGGTCATAGACTGCCTCAACCGCAGGCGCTACACATGGGTCGAGCAGGATGTGATGAACTACCTGTGTCAAGGGCGCATCGCCGAGATGTCCGGCGACCTCAACGCATGCGACTGGACTGACCACCCAGACCCGCGGCTGCTTCATTTCGCCGGGCACGCTGACTGGAGGCTCAGGCCCGAGCTGTGGGCGTACAGGGACATGACGTGGGGCGAGGCAAGGAGGGGCCGATGAAGGTGCTCATAGCCGTACCGACGTTCGAGACCATCTGCCCGGAGACGTTCAAGTCGATTTACGGGCTGCGTGGGTGCGACTACCTGCCGCTCTTCGACTTCGTTCGCGGCTACGACTGCGCGAGGGCACGCAACCTCATCTGCAAGGAGGCAATCGACGGGGGATTCGACTACGTCCTGATGGTCGACTCCGACGTGGTTCTCCCGGACACGACGCTCGAGCACATGCTGTCTGAGCAGAGGCCCGTGACTCTCGGGGTGTACCCACGCAAGGGCACCCAGTGGGAGACCGAGCTCTTCAAGGTCGGCACCAAAGACTTCGTCGACCGCTTCGCTGTCAGCGAGGTGCCGCCGACCACCTTCGAGGTGAAGGGCGGCGGCATGGGCTGCGCCCTCATATCGGTGCCGTTGCTCAGGGACATGGGCAGCGGATGGTTCAAGTACGTGGAGTATCCAAGTGGCGACGTCCTCTCCGAGGACCTGTACTTCTGCGACAGGGTCTCGAAGATGGGCGCGTCGATAGTGGCCGATGGGCGCGTGCGCTGTGGCCATGCGTGGCGTGAGACGAGGTGGTGCTGATGGCGACGCAGACCGGGTCCATTGACTTCAAGGCTACCGGTGGTTTCAAGTCGTACGCATCAGGGCAGTACACCACCAAGACGGAAATGAGCGATGCCAAGACGTACGTGGCTAACGCCAAGGCCAACTACGGCTATCAGTACAAGAAGGACATCGTCATATACGGCGAGTCATCGAAGTATTACCCAGTCTACTTCACCAATGTCGGAGCCATTCCGCAGACGGTTACTCACGAGATAATGATACGCCGAGAGTACTCAGAGCAGGCACCGTCAGACTGGTACACGTCGACCCACAAGGGTGGTCTCAACATCCACTTCGGTTGGAACTTCGGTGGTTGGGGAGGTGCCACCTACAAGTGTGAGGTGTACGAGTTCACCCAGATGTACAGCACCATGGTCGGTGATGTTCTCGTTGGTGCTGACAATGGTATGTTCTCAATCGTGTATCTCCGTGGTGGCGGCACGACTGGTGCTCTGTATCACGTCTACAGTGACGTTCCGTTCACCCGTCACGCCTACATGACGAACGCTGGTGTCGTTGGCGAGAATGATGTCCCGTACATCGGTCTTGAGCAGGGGGTCAAGTATGCCCAGAGCACGACTGGTGATAACCCGACATACAAGTGGAACGTCCGTGCTCCGCTGACAGCACCTAACACCGCGCACCTAAATGAGCTGTATACCGTTCAGAGGACTGCACTCATCGAGTCGAGGGTTAGTACGACAGAGACGGCCATCGAGCAGAACAAGAACGACATTTTGCTCAAGGCAAATTCGTCTGATGTCTACACCAAGCAGGAGTCAGACGGACTCATAAGCACTGAGGTCACTAATCGCAATGCCGCAATTCAAGTTAGCGCCAACGCCATAAATCAGAGCGTTAGTGAGACATACACCACCAAAGAGGAATTCAACGACCTTGAGATTGGTGGGCGAAACTACGTTCTCGACACAAGCGGAGAGCGTTCGTGGGATACCGCAACGGAGACGTATTTCCTGTCTGATGCATTGAACGAACTGTCTACGTCAGACAACGTATGCCTAAACTTCGACATAAAGTCGACTATGGCTCAGTGGGCTGACGCGTACTACGTCTCAGCTCAAAGTGGCGGGTCATCGTACAACAACGCCAATAATCCGTTCCCAGCCATTCAAATCGCGGAGGCGAACAAGTGGTATCACGTAAGCTGGGAGGGTGGTGCTGGAAAGAACGTCGCAAATGCGCATTGCCTACGCATTCGTTCCAACAGCTCAGAACACGGCTCAAGTGCGAAAAAAGGCACCGTCACCGTCAAGAACCTAAAGCTAGAGAAAGGCAATAGACCAACCAGTTGGTCGCCAGCGCCAGAGGACATAGAAGCGCATTTCGTAGCCGTCGAGTCATCCATAACGCAGACGGCAGACAGCATCACGGAATCAGTGTCAAAGAACTACACGACAAAGGAAGAGTCTAAGATAGACCGTTCTGGCTCTGGTACGTCGGCACTCGTAGACGGTGCAGCAAGTGCCACTCTCAAGGGTTTGCATATCCTCGGTGAGTCGGTTCAGGACGGGACGCCGACACCATCTACGCCTGTGGATATTCAGAGTGTGGGTGGCGTGAACCTGCTGCCGCCGACTGTACATAACATGGCGGTAGTTGCGCTTACGACCAGTTACATTTCTTCCAACCCAAGTTGGAGGGGAATGTGGTGCCAGTGCTTGCCGAATACGGACTACGTCGTGACGAGGGAAACCGTGACAGGCAACAGGTTCGCCGTCGTGTCCACGACGGAAGAGCCAGCCAACAACGTTCCATGCACGGTACTCACGACGCTGGCGGCAAACACGACCGCGAAAACGTTATCGGTGACCACGCCATCTGACGCGAGATACCTGTTCATCTACCTTGCTAACAATGGAGCGACGATAGCGGCTGATGACATTGCGGTAGTCCCAGCGGAGCGGTTCGGCTACCCAATCGTCCCATACGGGTGCTTGGGAGTCTCTGTCGCTGGCAGCAACCTGCTCACGTCCACCGAGGACATGAGCCATAACGTCAATAACGCTGCAAGCAATGGCAGCATCTCCTTCAGCGAAGGCACCGTGACTTGGACGACGACCTCAACGGGGTGGCCGTACTTCGTTCTGACGAAGGACGCGATACCGATTGCGACGCTCGAAGAGTCCGACACGCTTACCTTATCGATTGACCTGAGGCATGTCTCTGGAGGCAACAAAGTATCGCTACAGGTCTGCACTACCAACGCAGACCTAAACCCAAGCACCCGTAGGCGTTACATAAACGATGACGTCGTTATCGCTGGCTCGCGCACCGCGTACCCAACCTCAGAATGGGCGCGTTATACGGTCACCGTACCGACCGACATGAGCAAGTGGGACCGACAAGAGAGCGGCATAGAGTGCGCACTTGTTGCGAACCTCTACTACAACGATACGGGAACCATCGAAGTCAGGCATCCCCAACTCGAACTCGGCTCAGAGTCAAATGAATACGAGCCATATAGCGGCACGGTAACCCCCATCCCACTCAACGGCCATGAGCTGCGCAGCCTGCCTGACGGCACGCAGGACGAGCTTACCGTTGATGTCGACGGTCATGTGACCATGACGCAGAGGGTTGGTGTCGTGGACCTCGGGACGCTCGGCTGGGCGAGCCTTTCATCGCCAGAGTCTCACGTGTTCAGGACGATTCCCAGCCTGACCAACATCGCCAAGCCGCAGAGCAACAACTACGCGGTCAGCGCCATATCCAATGAGTACGTGGCGAAAGCATACGCCCCAATCAGCGCGTCCGATGACGGTCGTTTCGCGCTTAGCACCGATGGCAACTGTCTCGTCTTCATCGACCATCGCTTCTCCGATGTCGAGTCGTTCGCCGCCGCAGCAGCAAACGCCGTCATGCAGTACAAGCTCGCCACTGAGCAGACCATCGACCTTGGCACCATCGACATGCCGCAGGTTCAGGACAGGGACACAATCGAGGTCATAGCAGCCGTCACGCCGTCAATCGACGCTACGTGGTGGGCAGCGGCTGGTCAGGCCGTCGCGGACGCATACGCGAACCTATCCTCCGCAATCGAGGTCAGGGCCGAGTCAATCACCTCCACCGTTGCCAGCAACTATGCGACAAAAGCTGCTGTCCAGGAAATATCGACGCAGATAGAGCAGACCGCGACTGGCTGGACAGCCAAGTTCAACCAGCTCACGGGTGGTGAAGACCTCACGATGACGCTTGCCGAGGCGTTCGAGTCACTTGGCGTTACCAGCGCGAACCTAGAGCAGATTCGCTCGTTCGTCCGAATAACCACGGACTCAAGCGGTGACCCCCTGCTCTTGATGGGTTCCGCGACGTCGCCAATCATGCTCGCGCTCAGCAACGACTCGCTTGAGTTCAGGCACGGTGCCGACAGGGTCGCGTACATCGACGTTGACAGCGGGACGAACGAGGGCATGCTGCACATCACCCGCGCCGTGGTGGTCAAGGAGCTTCAGTTCGGTAGCTGGAAGTGGTTCGAGAGGGAGGGCAATGGCAACATGGCCCTCAAGTGGGTCGGTGAGGAGGAGTAATGGCAGAGCTAAGCAAATATGGCCCTTGGGTCGGCGGTGATGACTGGCGCTCATGGGTAGGACTCACCGTTACATCGAGCACAGCGACTCAGGTGACGTTCAAGGTTCGCGGCTGGATGGACGTTGGCGCTGGCGGCGACTCCGACAACGCATCGAACATCAAGGGCTGGGTTGGCTACGAGCTCAACGGTAAGCAGACATGGGGTTCCGAGCACAACGTCGGTGACTTCGACCCCAATGGCGGCTGGTACTACGACACTGGCAAGTCTTGGACGATAAGCAGGACGAAGTCCGACCAGACCCTATGGGGTGGTGCTTGGGTTCAGGCGTATGCTGGAGTCTACAATGGTTCCGTGTCAAAGGCTTGGGTGTCCGTAAACATCTCGCCGATAACGCACTACACCGTCTCGTTCAACGCCAACGGCGGCTCAGGAGCGCCGTCAGCCCAGACGAAGTGGTACGGCGAGACGCTTGCGCTCAGCTCCACAAAGCCAACCAGAACGGGATACACGTTCAGCGGTTGGAACACCAAGTCTGACGGAAGCGGAACTAACTACGCATCTGGCGGTAACTACACAGGCAACGCTGCACTGACGCTTTACGCCAAGTGGACGGCAATTACCTACACGATAACCTACAAGTCGAACTACACTGGCGGCGCGGCAGACCAGACCCAGAGCAAGACATACGGGGTGAACGCGACCATCAAGGCCGCTAACACATTCTCAAGGACGCACTACTCGTTCAAGACTTGGAACACAGCGGCAAACGGTTCTGGCAGTACCGTTGCCGCTGGTTCGACTTACTCTACCAATGCGGCCCTGACGCTCTACGCCCAATGGCAGATAATCACGTTCCAAGTCACGTACAACGCGAACGGTGGCTCTGGAGCACCAGCCGCCCAGACAAAGAACTCAGGAACGAACATAACCCTGTCAAAGACAGCTCCGTCCAGAACAGGGTACACGTTCCTTGGTTGGGCCATGTCATCGACGGCAACGGAACCAGCCGCTGCATCGGCCAACTACGGAAACAAGGCCCTCACAGCCGCGAACATGGCCGCTGGTGTGACATACAGCGGCAACGCAGCTCTCACCCTATACGCCGTCTGGAAGGTGGCCGCACCTACTCTGGACATCGTTAGCGTGTACAGAGCCGATGACTCATGGAACCCATCCGACGATGGAAAGAAGGCCATCGTCACCGTCAATGCAGAGAGCAGGACTGGTTCAAACCTCTCGTTCAGCTGCACGGTGGGGAACACAACCGTATCATCCCCGTCAGCGACATCGGGGACGATGAGGACGTTCCAGCTCAACCCAAACCTATCGGCAGACCAATCATATGCCGTGTCGGTCACGACAAGCGACACCAACGGCTCAACGACGAAGACATCCGTAATCCAGACCGCGTGGTACGCAATCGACATCCTCAGAGGCGGTCACGGAATAGCCTTCGGCAAGACATCGTCCGTGCCGTACCTCGCAGACTTCGGAATGGCCGTCCGTTCAGACACAGGCATGACCATCGCACATGGTGACACGAGCAAAAGCGCCACCTTCACATCGACTCGAAGCGACACAAACAAGTCAATTAGTTTTGGCGTTGGCGATGATGGCGTGAACCGAGGCATATGGGACGTTCCGCTAAACAAATGGGTTCTCTACGTCGACTCAAGCGGGAACACCAACGTGTCAGGATTGACCACTGGCAGCATACCATCGCTTGCGGCTGACAAGATAAGCAGTGGCACGTTTGACGCAGCACGTATCCCAAGTCTAGCGGCGAGCAAGATAGGCAGCGGACAACTTGCGGTTGCGAGGGGCGGTACTGGTGCCGCTACCGCTTCGGCCAACAAGGTCTTCGCAGGCCCGTCATCTGGTAGTGCAGCAGCACCTTCTTTCAGGTCGCTTGAGACCGCAGACCTGCCTACCGTGTCGTTCACATCCCTAGGCACAACGTCTGGGGAGAAAACAATAAACATAAACTGCTCCGGTTACGCATGGATTCTGGTTCGTGCGTACTACTCGACAACCTACTGGTCGACAATCATAGTCCCGACTGGCCAGCTTGACGCAAGCACCTACCGAGACTTCTACCTTGGAGGAGGTTGGTGGTCAAGCGGTTACGGCGCCTCCTTTAAGGCAATCAAAACCAAGTTCACGCCGTATAAGGGTGTTGTTGGAAGCACCACTCGCGAAATGAACTGGGCGATATGGGGAATCAAGTAAAGGAGAAAACCATGCTCAGGAGAAACGTGTTGATTGACGGCAAGATATACGACACCCATGAGATTGTGCTCATCACGAACAACCTTGCCACAAACGAGACGGTCATAACCGTGGCGAGCAGCAACGCCGAGGAGAGAATCGAGCGCTCCACGGCACTAGTCCTCATGGACGGACTGACAATCGCGGATGCAGAGGAGGTCGCTTGGTCGCTTGAGAGGTACAGCGAGTACGTAGACGAGAGCGAAGAGCTTCTCAATGACGTGCTTGACATCCTCACCGACGAACAGGCAGAGCAGGTTCCGCAGGCGTTCAAGGAGTGGGAGGTCGGTGCAGCATACAAGGTCGGTGACCGCAGACGTTACGATGGCAAGCTCTATCGTTGTGTTCAAGCCCACACGTCGCAGGAAGGCTGGGAGCCGCCCAATGTGCCAGCGCTCTGGACTAGGACGGCTCCAGAGGGCGAGATTCCCGACTGGGTTCAGCCCACTGGCGCTCAGGACGCCTACAACACCGGCGACAAGGTCCGTTTCGATGGCGACGTCTACGAGTCGCTCATGGACGGCAACGTATGGTCTCCGGCAGACTACCCTCAGGGATGGCGTAAGGTCGAGTAGCGCAACGTAAGCAACCATGGCAGGAACGGCCTGCCAGTGAGGAGGGCTAGATGCCCATTGACGTGCAGCCGTTCCTGCAATGGGCGGCACCGATACTGTCAACCATCATAGTGACCATCACCACGGCGTCAATCAACGCGAAGATTGCGTCGGGCGAGAAGAAGCGCGACGAGGCCCGTTCCGAGCGCGACGAGGAGCGCAAGCGCGTCGAGGAGTGGCGCAAGCGCGTCGAGGAGCAGCTGCGCACGCATGGCGAGTTCATCGCCGAGCGCGACGACTGGTTCGAGTGGCGAAAGAGAATCGAGGACGAGTTCTCTGCGCAGAACAACAAGACAGACGTCATCCTCGAGCTCCAATGCTCGCAGATACGCAGCGACCTCGTCCATCGTGCGCATCGCTATATCGACGACCTCGGATGTGCGAGCACGGAGGAGAAGAACGCCTTCTGGGCTCAGTACGAGGATTACCAGCGCGTATGCGCGGCGAACGGAATCGAGAACCACTTCATCGACGGGCTCGCGAAGCAAGTCATGAACTTGCCGACGCGAGAAATGCGTGCAGAGAACAACGATGACTAGGGCCCTTCGGGGCCTTTCTATTACCCACGGGCTTCGGCCCAGTAAGGAGGCTCTCATGAGCTATCAGGACGACATCAAGGCGTGGGCAATCGCGGCGGGCATGAGGGCCTTCAAGACCTTTTGTCAGACCTCGGTGGCCCTCATCGGCACCAACGCCATCGGCGTCACCGACGTGAACTGGGTCGGCGTCGCCTCCGGCGCGGCGCTCGCCGCCATCGTCAGCCTGCTCACCAGCGCGGCTGGCATCCCCGAGGTGAGCAACGGCGAGAGTGCGTTCACCATCGCCAACCGCTAACCTGCACACACATAAGCATCCGTCAGGGGCCCTTCGGGGCCCCTTTTTTGTTAAGGAGGACAACATGGCCACAGGAGCTGACGTCATCCGCATCGCGAAGGCGGAGCTCGGCACGAGCTCTGGCCGCAAGTACTGGGACTACATCTTTGGCGGCGGCTACGTCAACGGCAACGCGACCCCATGGTGCGCGTGCTTCGTCTCGTGGTGCCTCAACCAGGCCAACGTGCAGTGCGCGACTTTCCCTCGCGCCACAGCGATTGACCGCTACGACATCCCCGACTCCGAGATTGTGGAGCCCAAGGACATGAGGCAGGGCGACCCCGTCGGCTTCGACTGGGACGGCGACACCACGGGCGACCACATCGGCATCTTCGACGAGTGGTACAACTCCACGCAGTTCTGGGCCGTCGAGGGCAACACCTCTGGCGGCACCGTCGCACGTAGGCTCAGGGACATCTCGCAGGTCACATGCGCCGTCAGGCCGAGGTACACCGACTCGGGCGAGTGGCGCGTCAAGGACGGCCGCTGGTGGTACCGCCACGCGGACGGCTCGTACACCACGGACGGCTGGGAGTTCATCGCGAACGAGTGGTACTTCTTCGACTCGGAGGGATGGCTCAAGTCTGGCTGGCTCAAGTGGGGCGACGACTGGTACTGGCTGTGGAACAAGCATGACGGCCACTTCGGCGAGATGGCGCACTCCAAGTGCGTCGAGGTCGACGGCAAGTGGTACGCATTCGACTCGACGGGTGCCATGCTCACCAGCGTCAAGGTCAACGACCAGCATGACGGCACGTTCGGGTGCCTCGTCCTATGAGGCTCGAGGTGCAGTGCCCGCTCTGCGGACACATGATGGAGCCCATGCCCGCGACGGAGTGGAGCCTCTTCGGCCAAGGTGCCGTGGAGATGCTCTGCCCGAACTGCACGTACACCGAGGATGTCTACTTCTCGACGAGGAAGGTCGGGCAAAAGGTGTCGCCCGATGGTGGTACAATGAAGTTCCCGACTACCGAGCGTAGCGCGGGTTAAGAGGACGGGAGTCGCGACCCGCCCTCGGACCTGAAACCCCGAGAGGGGGAGTAGGGGACACTAGGGGCGTCGGGCATATCCTGACGCCTCCTCTCGGACATGTGGCAGAGCGGTAATGCAGCGGATTGCTAATCCGCACACGGCCAACGTCGTGCGTAGGTTCGAGTCCTACCGTGTCCGCCTATGGAAGGCACCCGCAGACGGCGTGCGGAACTGTCTTGAAAACAGCAGGTCGCAGAGATGCGGCCCGGGGGTTCGACTCCCTCGCCTTCCGCCTCATAGAGCATGCTTGCCGACAACGCGCCGCCTGCGGCGCTTCCAACGTGGATAGGCAACAAAAAAGGCCCCCTACCCGGGATTGTCCGGGTAGGGGGCCTTTTTGTGTCTCGACGCAAGCTTGTGGCATCACTTCATGCCAGGCACCTTCTCGTTGGGCATGATTCGTCTCCCGCACACTGGACAGTAGTTCACTGGCATCGAGAACCCGAACACGTAGCTCTCGGTCATCTCGACCCTGAACTCGATGAATGGCTCGATGGGCGCGTGCACCATCCTGACCTTCACCCGCTCGTCCCAAGTCTCCGTCAAGTCGCCGAACCCTGCCCGGCCCGCCCTCATGCAGAAGTCGCAGCCGACCTCCCTGCCAGTGTCCGAGTCGCAGACGTCGAAGCCGCCAGCCCTCAGGTGGGGGCGGATTCCAAGCAGTATGTTGTGCTTGTCATCGGGGCTCGACTTGCAGAACCTCTTCGCGAACCACGTCCCGACGCCTTGGACGAACTCGGCAAGCCTGTCACGCGAGTCGGCGTCGGAGCCGAGCGCGTCAAGCACGTCGTGCGTGTCGAACATGAGTGGCATTCCCATACATCCTCCTCAGTACCATGCCTACTCGAAGTCGCTCCACTTCATGTCAAACGTGTCAATGAGCCATCGCTTGAGCATCTTGCTCGCCGTGACCGCGAACGCAAAGAGCGTCGAGCCTATGAGGTATACCAGCGGCACGAGTGTCACGACGAACAGGGCGACGGCGGCCATGATGCCAGCGACGGTGGCGAGTGACGGCTCCATCATGCCTCCAAGAGCCCTATGAGCCTGTCGCGTATGGCGATGGCCAGCTTCTCATGCGGCTCGTCTCCGGGGAGCTCGTTGTACAGCTTCATGTAGAGCATGTACAGGTGGTCCTCTGCCGACTCCCTGACAATCTCGTCGTCGTCCCAGTTCTTGAGAGCCCATGCTGCCCTGTGCCTGTCGTCGCCAGCCGCGTCGTACGTCGGAAGGTCGGGCGGGAGCGCGTCACGCGCCTCCCTCACCTCGGCGTCGTGGGCCTCCCTCAGCTTTATGAGCATGCCGTGCAGGGCGGACTTGCCCTCCGTGTCCCAAATCCTCCATGCGTAGCCGTGCGCACGCTCATATGCCTCGTTAAAAGTCATCTCTTCCTCCTATCCAGCCTGTTTATCACAAGGGCCTTCAGGAACCGCTCCCTGGACCCAGGGCCCATCCTCAGGTCAATCCACGGGCACTCCCTCACGCAGAGGGACCTGAGTTGCTGCGTCGACAGCGGCTCCAACCTCTCGTGCATCTCCTCCATGGGTGACAGCTTGCGGGTCCTTTGCTTGCATGGCTTCCTCGTGTCGGGGACCATGTCCTCGACGAGCCTGTTGTAGAGCCTTACCGGCCTGTCTGTGTGGTGTGGCATTACTTGCCCCTTGAGTTCCAGACCTTGGCGGCTTTCTCCTCGCCCTCAATCGCCCCCACGTCCATGTGGCAGTGGTTGCACCTAATCGTGTAGTACCGCTTTCCGTCCCATATGCTGGTGAACACCTCGGGCTTGTTGTCGCACAGGGGGCAGCGCTTGAGCCTGAGCTTCCTTCCCTTGAACACGCGCTTGAGCTCCTTCTTCGAGGAGAAGTGCCCAGCGTCCATCGTGCAATGGGTGCAGTAGGCGCTCCAGCCACCGTCCTCGTGCTCCTTGCGTATCTCCAGCTTCCTCTTGCAGAATGGGCATCTCGGTCTTCCCATCCCTCTCCCTTCTCAAGTTGTCCCTGACGCAGAGCCTCGTGCGCAGTCTCCGCGTCAGTGATTGGCCATGCGGGACCGCGTCGGCAAATGTGTCCCAACAACAGTGCCAGAACGCGTCCAGCAGCCTGTGCCTGGCCATCGCTAGTCCCCCAGAAGGTTGTACCTGACGCGGCCGGTCGGCACACGCGCGTACATGTCGTGACCGCCCACGTACCTCTCCTCGGTCATGACCACCCTGCGCAAGACGGTGACCTTCTTGAGGCACTCGTTGCAGAGGTCGACCTCGACCCTCTCGTACCTCGTGCGTTCCAAGTTGTGGTCCTCCGACGAGAGCGTCGGCAGCTCGTACCTGCAGTCGTCCTCGCAGCCATGGCTCACCCTGAACTCGCGGCCACAGAGGTCGCACCGTATCAACACTTCCTCGAATCGCATTCGCTAGACCCCCAGCAAAGGATGGATTGGTCGTTCTCGCCAACCCACAATGGAATCCACCCGTCCATTTTAAGAGCCTTCTCGTACTTCGTCGGCTCGTCCGTCCGCAGGTACTCCCAACGCTCGCCAGTCCACCTTAGGTGCAGCATGTGGGCGTGAATCATGCCGTGGCAGTAGTACCTGCCGTTGGCGTCCCTCAAGTTGCTCCCAAAGCCGCAGCAGACGACCGTGGGCCCGTCTCCGCCACCAGCGGATTTGCGCACGATGTGATGGCGGTTCAAAGGTGACGGCCTGCCACAGAACGCGCAGCAGGCCGTCTCGATGCTCGGGCCCTCCATGAGGGCTTCTTCAAGTAGGTTCATCACATCGCCCCGTATCCCAAGTTCGGGTTCGACATCTCGATGTTCAGCTGGTTCTGCAGAACCTTGATGGCCAACTTGCAGGCCTGAAGCGCCTCGAGGTTCGCCCGATAGACAGCCTCCGCGTAGTCACGGCGCTCCCTGAGCTCGGCAACCTCTTCGACCCCGTAGACCACCAGCTGAATCAACGTCACGGGCATGCCCTCACGCTTCAGTTGGAGGCATTCGGCGCGGAGCCGCACCTTGTAGTCATGCTCAGCCTTCGCGAACTCAGCACCAGAGACTCGCAGGAGCCTGACGCATTTGTCCATGTCATGCATCTTCTTGTTAATCTCCTGATACAGGTCCATGCGTCACCTGCCAATCTGTTCCGCATACATGACGGGTATCCCCAGCTCCTCGGCAATCGTCACGCAGCTTCGCGTGCCAGCCCCGCCCGGGAAGGCGATGAGCATGTCTATCCCAGAGGAGAGCATCTGCCTGTTCCGAATCGGGCCGGCTGCCCTGCCATACTTCTTCCAGTCGGCGGGGTGCGGCTCCGTCATGCCGATGTGCGACGCAACCTCCGCCGCCAGCGTGTCAGCGCCACGGCACGCGCCATGCACGAGGACGTCGCCTGCCGAGAAGCTGACGGCCCAAAGGGCCTTGCGCACCATCAAGACGTCATCGAAGTCGCGCCCGCCCGTCACGGCTATGCGTCTCATACCACCTCCAGCGGCTTGACATCGTCGCGGCTTTCTCCCGTGGGGGTGAGGTACGCGGTGCAGTCCATGCCCTCTGGGAACTTGACGAGCCTCTGCGTGGCGAACGCCTTGATTGCCGCGTCCACGCATTTGCGCATCTTCGTTATGGTCACGTCCGAGAACGAGTGCATACCAACGCCATACTCGCCACATTGGTCACACCATGCCAAGGTCGAGTCCATGAACTCGGCCAGCTGGTCGAGCACGTCGTACGGGTCTAGGAGCATGTCGCCTCCTTCCCGACCCAGCTCTTCCAAGCCTCGGGCCTAATCACCAGCAGGTTCTCCGGCCTGTTGAAGACCTTCCCGCGCAGCTTCTTGCCGACGCTGCCCTCAACCTTGAACCAGACCTGGTTCGGGTAGACGTCGGTCACCGTCCCCGCGATGAGTCCGTCAGAGACCTTGCATCCGACGAAGATTGCCTCGCCCTTCATGTCCTTAGCTTCGCTGTCCATGATTCCTCCTAACGAAAGGCGGGCACCCGAAGGTACCCGCCGTAAGTCGCTATTTGCTCCTTGCCCAGCCGTCGTCGTAGCTGTCCTTTCGGGCGAAGAAGCCGTCCCTGTTGACCTGCCACTTGCCGTTGACGACCAGGATGTACGAGCCGTCGAAGTAGTCGTGGAAGCGCTCGTGTGTGTCGGCGTCGACTATCCTTGTCGTGCCGTCCTTGTAGATGACCGTGAGCACTTCGTCTCCGCTGAGAACTGTAAGCTCCGCGAGCTCGATGCTTGGGTCATCCAGGTCGATGTCGCACTCGCACTTCCCGTCCGTGAAGTCATACAGAATCACTTGCTCCTCCTATTTACGTAAGGCATTTCGCCTTAGGAAGTCATCTCGGTCCAAATACCACTTGCCGTCAAGTATGACGAGGTAGGACTCGGAGATGTCGTTGCGAGGGTATCCGTTCACGTTGACGTCGTACGTCCTCGTTAGCCCCCCATGCTTGTAGCTGACCACGAGCATCTCGTCACCACAGACGCGGTTGAGTGTCGCCAGCTCGAGGCTTTCTGCCTCAGCCTCCAAGTCGAAGTCAAACTCATGCTCTCCGCCATGGCTGTCATACAGAATCATTGGCTTCTCCTAACCATTGAAGAAGCTCAGGGTCCGGCACTTGTCCGCGTAGTCATCGCCAGCATGCGCGAGCACTGTCATCATGTGCTGCTCGAACTGCGGCACATTCCAATTGAACACCCAGCAGAACATGACGCAGAAGTCTGCGTCTGGGGCGACCCACACGTCCGTCGTGTGCGCCTCCGGGCACATCGCCTCGGCGAAGCAGTCGTCCGTGTCCAGATACGCGAACCGCCTGACGAACCACTTTGCCACCGGCGTCTCGCACTCGTATTCGACGTAGTTCCTAACTTCCATCATTCTCCCTACCGATGCCCAGAGCGCCGTGCTCGAGCATCTCCTCGGTCATGCCCCAGCTGTTGGGGCCCCTCTCGTATTCGGCGCAGGCCTTCTTCAGGGCGTGCTCGCAGAGCCTGTTGTACATCGCCCTGCAGTCGAGCCCCCAGTCGCCCATGCCTATGTAGCTCCTGCACGTGGCGCAGATGGCGTGCCTCGCGAGGTCAATCTTCGCGAGCGAGCACACCTCGGCGTCTGGGTTGACCACGTGGCGCGTTATCCTGCAGTAATCGCCGCCCGACCACCCGCACTCACGACACAGTCTCATCGTCCACCCCAAGCGCGTCCCTCAGCCCGTCAAGGTCACTCACCGAGACGAACCTGTGGTAGTCGGACAGCGACTGGCATATGCTCGCGACCCTCCTGAGACCCGACATGTTGCTCGGCCCGTCCGTGCACTCCACGACGACCTCGATGATGGCCCTCGTGCAGAGCAGCATGACGGAGGCGAGCTCCTCGTTAGTCATCCGCGGCCTCGATGTCGTCGAAGACCACGGGCACCATCGCCTTGAGCTCTTCGAGCAGGGGCGTCATGAGTGCGCGAATCTCGGGATGCGCCGCCTTCGACGTCCTGAGCTGCAGGACGTGACGCCACTCGCGTAGGTTGCCGGCCGCGTTAATCGTCGTGGCGGTGCACAGAGGCAGAACTGCCCTTGCCTGCTCCGGCTTCGCGCCCGAGCCAAGGAGCGTCTCGTAGCAGCCTGCGGCGAAGTCACAAGCGTGCCTTATGGCAGACTGCTCCGCGTCAGTCATGTCTGGTGGCATGACGAACTCGAAGCCCTTCTTGCCAAAGTTCACGTAGCGCGTGGACTGCTCGGCGAACGAGAGCAGCCTGTGCCTGATGAGCTCGCGGGAAATCCCGATTGACGTCTTGAAGCGGACGGCCATCCAGCCGAACTCGAGCATGGCGTGGTGGCCGTTGTCACGAAGCGACTTTACCAGCATGTCGTCCGCGTCGGTGCGTGCCTCAACCCTCGTGTCGGAGTATGGGCTGTCCCATCCAGGCAGCTTCCTCGGCTGCGACTTGTAGCACGTCCTCGCCACGTCGGCGATGAGTCCCGTCGGTCGGTCTTCGTAGTCAATCCACGTGTCGTCCCACGTCTGGGCGATAATCTCGTGCGATTGCTCGACGAAGCTAATCTCTGCCATTACACACCACTCCTCTTTATGAGCGCCCTCAAGCGCATCCTCGCACGCTCGCTGATTGCGTCGACGGCCAGCGCGGCCATCTCCTCCTCGGTGAGCTCCTTCTTCCTGTCCGTCCAGTAGCTGTACACGTGTAGCCTCTTCAATTCCCCTCCGTTCTTCGCCGCGTTCGACAGCCAGCTCGACGACACGCCCAACGCCTCGCACATGTCGTCTGCGTGTCCCTCCGCGACGTATATCTTCCTAACCTCCCGCATGGCTGTTCCTCATGGAGCGCCTGAGTGCCTTCATGTAGTTGCGGAACTTCTTGTCATCACCGTCAAGCGCACGCATGAACAGCCGATAGGGCCTCGTCGTCACGATTCGCTGCTGCACGACGAGCTTGTCGAAGTGAAGCTTTTCGCGGTCGCTGCCGACCAGCATGTCCACGACCTGCGGCCCGGCCTCGAAGCTGAACTCGTACGTCACGCCGTCGATGTCGAGAGGCAGGTTGTAGGGCAGCTCGTCGTCAAGCTCGCTCGGGACAATCGCGTCCTCGCCGACGTACCCAAGCGGCTCCCACCCATCGTCTGACATCACGTACATCACCCCGCCCATCGCTCGCCACCACATGGCATCTTGTCGACCTTGAAGTCCCTCCTGACCCTCGCTGGCGGCAAGTCGTCTAAGCACACGCCGTACTCGCCCTCGTCGTCGATTCCCGTGTAGTCAGAGAGGTCGAATATCCACCCGCAGTTGCCGCACGTCGCCCAGCAGGGGAGCGTCGGCTCAGGCATCCCGTCCCTTTGCAATCCGTCCATCTATTCCTCCGGCTTCTTCGTGAGGTGCCAGCCGCCGCACAACTCGCAGTGGTAGGCCCTGAGCGTCGGGGCACCGTTCAACTCGCGCATGGCGGCAGCCATGAGCGCCTTGTGCTTCGTCTCGTACCGATACTTCCTTCCGCATGACCAGTGGCCCCCCTCGCCGTACATGTTGGTCACGCGGGCGTCCCTCTCGTCGCGCTCGTCGTCGAGGGCGTGCCTGTCGATGCCCTTCTCGCGCAGCTTCTTTATGTGTCGCCGCCTCCAGTCCCTGAGCTGGCGTTGCGGCGTTCCCTTGTGTTTAGTCATCCAAGTAGCCGTACTCCTCCCTGACCTCGTCGAACGTTGTCGGTTGCCGCTCCCAGCCGTACTTGCCGATGTAGAGCGCGAGCGCAATCGCGCTTATGGCGAGGAGCGCCACCCCGCAAAGGATGACGCCCCTCGTGTTCTCGACCATGGTGAAGTACTCGGCCAGAAGCACGCATGCCACTATGCATGCGAGCAAAGCGAGCCATTGCACTAGATGCTCAACCTGCCCTTCAGCATCTGCGCCCGCAGCATCAGCTTCGTGCGCTCCCTCTTGTTCTCACCGCATGCCACCCAGAGCATGAACTCGTCCCAACACGCCTGGCTCTGGGCGGCTATCGCCTCGTAGAACTGGTGCATCTCGTCGACGCTGTACCTGTCGTAGTCGAGGCCCATCTCCACCATGAGGCGCGAGGCGGTGACGGAGAACAGCTCGTCAGCGTCAATCGTCATGCCTGAGCCCCAGCTCCTCCATCACGCGCTCCTTGGCGCATCGGTTCGGCTCGCCCTCGTCATAGAGCGGACATGTCCTCGCGTCGGCATCGTCGGACGTGCATACGAACATGGCCGCGATGAACCCGCGCAGCGCTTCGTTCTCCGCCTCTAGGTGCTTGATGCCGCCATATCCAAGCTCGGCGGCCTTCCGTCCGTCGCTGCGGCCAATCTCGTAGAAGAACGCGCCCACGGCGGCGAGCACGAGCCCGACGAGGGCCAACAGCAACGGTGTAGCGAAGTCGAACATGCTTCCTCCTAAAGCTCGTACTTCTTGACGTACTCCCTGTCGACCTGCCACCCGAGCATGGTGGGGTCGCACTTGTTCCAGACCTTGCCGTCGAATGCCGACACCCACGCATGCGACATGCCGTCCATCGTGCCGACGACCAGCTTCGCGGGTATGCCCAGCGAGCGGAGCATCGCGCACATCAGGCTCGCCTTGTCAAAGCAGATGCCCTTGCGCTCCGCGTACGTCGCCTCTGGGCTCGGGACGTACCCCCTCGTGCCGTTCAGTCGCTTGGCCTTCTCCGTGTCGTAGGCGAACCTCGTGGCCACGTACCGGTACACCTCGGTGATGGTGTCCCTCGTGCTCCTCCTCGCGAGCCTCTTCGCCTGCTTCACGAGCGCGGCCTTTGACGACCACCTGCAGTACTTGCCGGGGCTCAGGAACTCGTCACTCATCGGGTACCTCGACGCCCAGCTTCGCGCACCTCTCGTCGAACCCTATGTCGCAGAAACGTCCGTGGCTGCACGTCAGGCAATTGTGACGCCTGCAGAAGCGCAGGTCGGCACACAGCTTGCGCAGCTCGCCGTTTTCCTTTGCGAGGGCGCGGTACTTGTCTTCCCAGTCGACGTTCTCCTGCCGCAGGTACTCGATGACCTTCTCCTGCTCGGACGCCTCGCGGATTGCCAGCTCCTGACGAAGCCTGGCGTTCTCGGCCTCCAAGACCTCGCACGGAAGCTGCTTGCCATTCTTTCGGGCGGCGATGTCGCTGTCGAGGATTGCGCACCCAGTCATCAGCCCACCAGCCCAAGCGCGTCTATGCGGTCGCGGAACCACTCGGCCATGTTGTCGAAGCCAGCGCCCCTGCTGTAGTCCAGCATGTCCTCGCACAGCGTCCGCAGCTCGGCATTCTCAGCCTTCAATTGCTTGGCCTCCTCAATCGCGTCCTCCATCAACGCGTACAGCGCGGACCTCGGCACGTTGAGCTTATGGACGTCATGCAGCTCCTTCGCATACTGGTACGCCTCGTTGTAGGTGCCGCACAGACGGTCGAGGCTCTGGTCGCCCGCGACGCGGAACCTCACGCCGCCTTCACATTGGTAGGCATATACGTCACATTCCGACCATCGGCAATAGCTCATGCGTCCTCCTCACCCATCATCTCGTCCCACTCCGCGACGGCGTCTTGGGAATGGTAGTAGTACCACGTGCCCGGTTTCTTCTCGCAATCCCTGTTCCTGCACTCCACATGCCAACATCCATAGAGAAATGGCAGCGGGCGGAACACCATCTCTGGCTCCTTGCCGCAATACTTACATGGCCTCAGCCTCATGACGACACCTCGATTTCCCGCTCGCGCATGCGATGTGACTCTCGCGCTCTGATGACACGCCAATACGTGTCCTCATCCGTGCTGACCTCTTGCCCCATCACTTCCACGTGATAGTCCCCGTAATAGTCACATCTGACCCTGCCAATGACCTCAAGCGGGACGGACACCTCAACTAACACTCGTCCACCTCGATTCCGAGCTCGCGCATGCGGTCGCGCTCGCGCTCGCTCGCCCCGTACAACGCCAGCGGGGTCATGTAGTCTACCTGCTCCCGCAGCTCCTTGTTCTCGCGCCGAAGCAGCAAGACCTCGGCCTTGAGGTCGGTCACGTCGCTCATAGCTCCACCCCCAGCTCGCGCATGCGGTCGGAAACGACTTTCGCTTGGAATGGCTTACAACACTCTTCGCTCATGTCTCTACTCGTGCTTGCGCATGGGGACTCGCCGCCGTGAGTCTTTTCGCACAACTCGCATGGGCTGTACTTCTCGTAAGTATGGTCTGCGACTTCCCACTCGTAACTTTGCGGATAGCAAAGAATGTGCAAGTCCTCACACAGCTCCCGCAGCTCCTTGTTCTCCTGCCGCAGCAGAAGCACCTCGACCTTGAGGTCAGTCACGTCACTCATGACGGCACCTCGATTCCCAGCTCGCGCATACGCTCCCTGCATGACTCATGTACCGACCAATCATCGTCTAGCCACGTAACGGCGGGGTTGTTGCCATGCCGTTCGGTCACGTATGGGGTCGCATCCAAATCATTGATGAGTTGCCACATGTCCCGCACCAGCTCCCGCAGCTTAGCGTTCTCATCCTTGAGGTCGGTGGCAATCTTGGCGAGCTGGTTGGCCGTTAGTCCGAGATACCTTGCGTTTACGTCGCTCATTCGTCCACCTCCACCCCCAGCTCGCGCATGAGGTCATGCGCTCTGTCTAGCTCGCTCGCGTCCATTGCTCCGTAGTCAGCGAGAGGGTAAAGCTCGTCCACCAGCTCGCGCAGCTTGGCGTTCTCGTCCATCGCCGCTTTCAGCTCTTGCGAGTGCCATACGTCCATCTTCTTGAACTCGGCCTTGCCGCGCTCCACCTCCGCTTCCAGCTCCCTTATGCGGTCGATGGTCTTTGTTGCAAGGTCGACGGACGCATCCCTTGCGCTCCTGTACTTTTCGACCTCCGCGCACAGCTCGTCTATGCGGCGCTCAAGGGTCTCGCGCTCAGCGTCGTTCATAGCGTTATCCCCATCTCGATTTGCACGGCCAGCTCCGTGAGGTACGAGCCAGCCCACAATCCCCATATGAAGGCAAAGATAGAATGAAGGCGGGGAAACTCCCCGCCCGCCTGGTAGATGTTCTTTGCCGCCATGATGAGGCTCACTATCACGCATATGGCCTTCTTGTTCACAGGAACCATCCCGTTCTCGCGATTGTGTTTACCAGACCCAGGACGACCATTATGATTCCGGCGACACGCGCACCGTCCTCGCCGTCAAGCCACGTCCTGAACAGCACGTATACCCCGCAAACGAGCAGGGTCACCGAGCTCTCGATTCCTGAGCTCACTCGTCCACCACCGTCAGATAGACGTGCTCACCGCGCTTGATGGCCTTGACGTCGGTGATGCCCTTGCGACGTATCGCGTTGAGCATGGCGTGATAGACCGCGTTCGCCGTTCGCCCGTCCAGCTCGACCTCGGCGTATTCCCAGCCAGAGGCGATGAACGCATAGATGTTGGCGAGGTTATCATGCCTCTGACTGACTGGCTCTTCGCACTTCCTGATACTCATTCGTCTGTCGCCTTTCTGCCGCATCGCGGACAATAGTCCCAGTTCGCGGCCGAGAAGAATAATGCCTTGTCCTCGTAGTACATCTCGTAGTGCCCGCATCCATGGCATCGGAATCCGTACGCGCTGCCCTCGCTGTTGGTCGATGGGAGGGCAACTTGCTCTATGATGCCGTGCCTTGCGGTGTACGCTAGCTTCGCATCGTCGGTCATTCGTCCTCCATCAGCTCTTGCGGCTCTGCGGTGGCGGCGTACTCGACGTCGCCATATTCACGAGACCAAAGGTATCTATGGTTGAACGCTTCTGCTATCGCGTCTTCGGGGCTTCTGGCATCGTCGGTTTCATAGGTGCAGATATTGGTGACCTTGATGGTCACCTTGTACTTGTTCATTTATCCACCTTTCTCCATGGCGGCGCGGTGTGACCTCGTGCCGCGATGACCTGCCAATACGTCTTCTCGTCCGTGTCGACCTCTTGACCGTTCACCTCGATGTGGTAGCTGCCATCAAAGTCGCATCTGGCCCTTCCGATGGCATCGAGCGGGATGGACACCTCGATTAGCACTCGCCCACCTCCACTGGGTCATAGAGGTAGGTTGGTTGCCAAGTGACGTGAAACTTGAACTCATGCTCACAGCTTGGGCACTCGGCGAAGTGGTCCTCATCACGTGCCATCTCCCCGTACGAATCCATGAAGTCCTCTGAGTCCTGGACCTTCAGCGGTGTTCCGCAGTGGGGGCAGTTGAAGTCCGTCTCCAACTTGTCCGTCGCAATCCTCATTTGTCCTCCACCTCAACTTTTATGCCGTACTCTCTGCCACTGGGGGCAGCCTGCCACATGCACTCGTATTGAAGCGCTTCGGCAATCGCCTGCTCTTCGTAGGCCGCATCGTCTGTCTCGTACGTGTAGGTGTTGCTAACCTTGATGGTCACCTTGTATTTGCTCATCCGTCCACCACCTCAAGCTGGTCAATCGCAAACAAGCCATAGCCCCTGAGCAGGTAGCACTCGGTTCCGCAGACGTTGTAAACAGTCCCATCTGTCTCGAATAACTCTCCCTTGTGGTGTACGTACTCGCCAGCGGAAAAAAGCATCGTCACTGTCATTCGTCTACCTCCACGATGCGAGCGCCGCATCGTGGGCAGAACTCGTAGCTGCCGCTGACGTGCTCATACGTGCCACCGCATGAGCTGCACTCCATGACGTGTATCAGCTCCATGCGCTCGGTGTTTGGCTCGTCCTCGCACTTGACCCAGCACTTGATTACGTCCGTCTCGTCGGCCTTGCACGTCCCGCCGCCCAGCGTGGCGGCGATGGCCTGCGCGGGGGTGAGTAGCGCCTGAACGGACAGCTTGCCGTCTGGTATATCGTCGGCACCTTCGATTGCCGTGCATGGCTCTCCGTCTTGGCTAGTCCATTCTGTGCACAACAACATGCCTGTTGGAAGACGTGCACTCATGTCCTCCCACTCCACGCCGCGCTCGTCCAGCATCTCGCGCAGGGTCTCGTTCTCCGTCATTCGTCTACCTCCACGATTCGAGCGCCGCAAAACGGGCAATAGTCCATCTGATAAAGCGTCTCCCAATCAACCTTCGCTGTCTCACCACAAGCGGAGCACTCGAACTCTGCTGGCTCGTCCTCTGGCATGAAGCCACCAAATCGCAGCGCCGACATGGCCATCGAATACTTCTTGCTTATCTTCTCTTCCATCTCGGCGAGCACTACGTTGTGGCCCGTCCCGCGTCCCAAGGTGGCCTCGATAGCCTGTTCGGGGTCAGTAATTCCAGCAATCTTCACCGCCAGCCTTGGCTTGCCATTCGATTGGTACCCATAGGCAACGCACTCTCGCCCATCTGGGCAGTTCCAGAACGTGAGTCCTTGCGCAACCCAATAGTCGATGCCTCGGGCCCTAAGAGCCTTGTGAAGCTCAGGCCGAAGCGTGTACGGGTATCCCTTGCCCAGTCGCTCGTGCTGCTCGTCAGTCGCGGTCATTCGTCCACCACCTTCCTGCCGCATACGCTCTCAAAACGGCACCGATTCCGTCTCGTCTGATTCAGACGCTCCTGCTTCCATCATGGCGTTCAGCTCGTCAGCGATTGCCTGCCAGTCGTAGTCATCCTCAGGGTGGGCAGAGGACCAGTACGGCCCCATACCGTACTCGTCTGTAAGGTCGTGCCAGTTTCTCTCTATGACGTCCTTTACCTCTCTCGCTTGCTTGGCGGTAAACAGTGTGTGGTTGTAGCCCCTGTCGTAGCCCTCGTAGTATCCCATTGCCTTGCCGATGCAGTACGTGGCAATCGCAATGCCTATCGTGCACATGCCGAGAATTACCAACCTGAATGCCTCCACGCTCACTCCGCACCACCCGCCATGCTGCGAACAATCTTGACAAACTCATCCAACTCATCAGCCATACGCGACCAGTCGATATGCGGCGTGACCTCAACGGTGGCATGAGAGATAACGTGCTCCTTGTTCTTGCGCACCCAGCCCAAGTCAGCCATGTCCTTATCGTTTGCGTGGTACAACGCATCGTTCATCACGCTTGCGATGGCTTTCTCATGTGCCGCGTCGATGCGGTCGGCGATGGCGGTCAGCTCGTCGTATACATCCTTGCGCATGGTGTAGCGGTCAAACCACTCCCTCAGCTCGTCGGTTATCTCCATCACGCATCTCCTAACACAATCTCGCCCTCGTGCTCGCTCATCCAGTCGTCGAGGAAGTCCTCGTCGCACGCGAGGACCGGTATCTGATTCCCGTCCACCGTCGTTCGGTACCCGCTTATCGAGACGCAGCTCAGTACGAGGTCATACAGCTTGTCGCGAAGCCTCATGTCGTCGGTCAGCACGGTCACGTCGTCCTCCGAATCGGGCATGAGGAACGAGCCGCCCTCGTCGCACCCGATGACCCACTTGCCGTCGGACTGGAGCATCATGCACGTGACCTCGCGGTCCTTCCCGTTGTGGTCGAGATGCACCACGAGCCCGGGCTCGAGCTCCACGCCGTACTTGTCGACGGGCCAGTAGCGAGACGGCCTCGACGCCGCCTCCACCATGTCCGCTATCTCGAGCAGCCTCTCCTTGCCGACATAGCCAAACTTGCCGGGCTCGAAGGTCTCATCGTTCTCACGTGGCCCATACTGCTGCACCCAGTCTCTAATCATCTCGGCTATCTCGCTCATCGCTCTCCATTCCCATAAAAATTCGCACGTACTTCTCCCAGACCTCATCCCACTCTTTTATGGTCTGCGCGGTCGACGCGTCACCATAGAAGTTGGCGAGGAAGGAGTCGGCCTCCTCCCGCGTCATCAGCCCATCACCTCGAGCACCTTCTGTATCACCATGCCTTCGGGCGACGCCACCCAGCACGCGAGGTCGGAGGCGCATGCGGTGAGAAACGCAAGCGAGATGATTAGGCCGATGACGACGAAGAAGCCGACTATCAGAAGCACACCCACCATCTCCTCGTCATCGGTCTTCCTAATCCCCATGTACAGCGCGACGCAGACCGCAATCGCGATGCCCGATATGACGGCCCACATGACGGTGTGCACGGTGAGCCTCGCCACCTGCATCCTCGCATACGCGGCAAGACCGTCACCCTGCAGCCACGCCCAAAGCTCACCCGTGCTCGTGCCGAGGCCCTTCGCGAGCTCGGCGAGCACCTCTGACAGCTCGTCATTCATTTGGTTCCCTTCGTGTAGCGGCTCATGGTCTTCTCGTTGACCCACATGAGCCGCGCTATGTCCCCGTACGTCATGCCGCCAGACCTCGGCAGCAGCGCAGTCTCCTCCCTCGTTATCCCTGCAGCACCTCCATGACCTTCATCAGCACCATGCCCTCGGGCGACGTCATCCATCCTGCGAGGTCAGAGATGACGCCAACCTCTACTATGGAGAGCACAAACAGCACAATCGTCGGTACCATCTCGGCCATCATCAGGTCGTCCCCGTCGAGGTACGATGTCTTCAGGCAGTGCCTCGCGATGGCGAGTGCGATGATGGCCACGACCGCAATCGCGATTCCGATGCCCCACGCCGTGACTGTCAGCTTCGCAACCTGCACGCTGCCGTACGCCTGCACACCTTCACCCTGCATCCACGCCCAAAGCTCACCCGTGCTCGTGCCGAGGCCCTTCGCGAGCTCGGCGAGTGCGTTGGAGAGTTCCTCGTTCATTCCTTCTCACCTCTCGTGTATCGGCTCACGGTCTTCTCGTTGACGCCCATGAGCCTCGATATGTCCCTGCATGTCATGCCGCCAGCCCTCAGCTCGCGCATCCTCTCGCGCTGCCCCATCGTCACCCGCACGGCGTAGCGACGCGGGAACATGTCGCGATGGTGGTACGTCTGGTAGACGACCCAGCTCTTCGGTACGTTGAGCTGGGTCGCTATTGACTTGACGCTCGCTCCGCTGTTCCAGAGCTCGGCGGCCTTTGCTACTTCAGCGCCTCGCATACGCGACGTCCCGCGTACCTGTCGGCGATTACGGAGCCCAGCGCCTTCTCGGCGACCGAGTACAGGGTCGTGTCCGCCCTGTCGACCGCGCCGCACAGCTCGAGCCCCTCCATCGTCCCGATTGCGTTCCCGAGCGCCCTCGCGATGGTCGTGACCTCCCGCGAGAACTCCTCGTCCGTCAGAGCCCCAGCAGGTCTTCCCAGCTGCACCTGAGCACCCTCTTGAGCTTCCTCGCCGTCCTCACGCTCGGCATCCTGTCGCCGTGGCAATACATGCACACCGACGCCTGCGTCACGTCTATCAGCCTCGCCATCTCCGCCTGTGACAGGCCCCTCCTCCTCATCAGGTTCGTGAGCCTCACCCCCACGTCGTGCGCCTCGTCCGGCATCATCGTCTCCAATCAGGTAGATGAGCTTCTCGAGCATCTCCGCGAACTGATGCTCCGTCAGCGCGTCCGTCGGAATCGGCTTGCTCGTCACGTCGGCGTAGAGCCGTCGACAGAGCATGTCGCTGCTTGCCCAGCTCCCATCGAGCCTGTCGGACAGCTCCACGAGCCTGCGCAGGACCATCATCTTCTCGAGTACCAACGACAGCAGCTCGTCGCCACCCATCGCTACTCCTCGCCGTCGTCTGCGAACTGCAGGTCGAACACGTACGGTGGGTAGTCGGAGTTGTTCAGGTCCTCGACCAGATACGTAGTCCACTCGCTGTTCTTGAAGAAGAACTTCTGGTACAGGCCGTTTCCCCTGTCCACGATGATGTCGAGGTCGCCGTTGCTGTACTGCACCGAGAAGTTGCCCGTGAGCTGCCACATGACCTCGTTGGTGCGGACGTTGAACACCGTGACTCGCCTCGTAATCTCGAAGCGGTCAGCGCTCTCGCTGAGCGCCCGCGACGTCTCGTATGCGTCCGAGCATCCGCATCCAAATGTGACGAGCGAGAGCGCCACCATGAGCGCCGCGATTGCCCTACGCATTAGAGCTCCTCGTTCACGACGATGCCGCCTTGGATGATGACGCGCTTACCGTCGAGGTCGAAGTAGACCTCCTGGTCGTTCTCCGACACGTCGAACACGCCTTCCCACTGGCCGAGAATCTCGCCATCGTAGTCGTAGAGCGTCACCTTGCGGTGAAGCCCGCCGCCGAAGTCCGAGCTCAGCGACTTCATCTCTCGGCTGCACGACGCGCACCCGCCAAGCGACGCGCAGATTGCGGCGGCGCACGCCATGGCGACCATCTTTATGACTGACCTCTTGCTCATTGCTTGCTCCTTCTAGTCATGCGAGCACGAGCACGTGGTGTCAGCGCCCGAGCTCATGTAGAACGGTCCAACCTTGAGGAATGATGGCGGCATCTTGTACGACTTCGCGTTCTCAAAGGTGTCGGCGGCGGGCTTCCCGCCGCCCGTCTCGACATCACCGAGCATCACGACCTTGATTCCGCAGGCGATGGCGACGTCCATCTCGAGCTTCGCGCCGAGGCTCTTCTCCCAGCCAGGGAGCATGACGATGACGTCGTAATGCGGGACGTGCGTGTTGATGAGCCCCTCGGGGAACTCGCGCTCCCTCGTCAGCTCGGCCAGCGTCCTGCGCATGCACTTCTCGTGCGGCTCCTTCGCGTCGCCGCCCTCGAGGTACTCCATTGCTGGGTTGTACACCTGCGCAGCGCCCGACTCCTTCACCTTCTCGTGAGCGAGGGCGAACCCGTCCACGTTCCAGTGGCCGACTCCGCTCATAGGCCCACTCAGGAAGACCCTCTTACCGCTTAGCCTCATTGCCATCCTCCTCGCCGGTGACCCACCGGCCACCCGTACTCATCCTTGCCGACGCCTCCTGGGGCGTCAGGCACCAGTCCGTGACGGCACCGCACGCGTCGCACTCCGCGGAGTACCACACGGTACCGTCAGGCTGTCCAATCTTGCAGTTGACCCTGTATGACAAGTGGCTGCATCCCATCGGCTTGCTCCTTGGGGTCACGATTTCTGTTCTATGTATGTTATGTAGCTGTCGGCGAGCTCCTGCGCGGTCATCGGCTCGCTCGTGGGCCTCCACCTGTGCTCGCCGCTGACGAATATCTCCCTCACTGTGCAGTCGGCGAGGGTGACGTCCTCGTCCGGATTGGTGAGGTGGTGCTCGACCACCACCGCGATTGCTTCCTTGCCAGCGCGGCTGGCGTCCTTGACGAACCTCTCGAGCGCCAGCTTCTGGCCGTACGGGACGTCCTTGTCCCATATCTTGACCTCGAATATCAGCCATGCCTTGTCGTGCCACTCGATGAGCGCGTCAATATCTGTTGGCCAGAGCCGCTCGCCGTACTCTATCCCCTCGAAGCTTATGAGCTGCTTTGCCCTGTGCCTGCTCTTTATCGGAACAAAAGCCACTTGTCATGTACCTGCCAATCCTCAAGTTAACGCTCCTCGTTGAAGCTCCCCACGAGCTCGATGAGCCTCTTCCTGAGCTCGACGCACTTGTCGAAGTCCTTCACGTCAAGCTGCAGCTTGATTTCGTAGGAAGGGCCGGTCGAGAACTCCTCGCACGACTCGTCTCGGTACTCGATGATTTTGATGATGTCCACGTACACGTTCTTCCTGCTCATCTTTCTCTCCCTGTCTCTTGCGACCCAGTCGTCCAACAGACCGCTAATGTCCTCTCCTTCGACAATCAACCCAGCAACTCCTCCCACGTGCAGCCAGTCAGCCGCTTGACCTTCCTCAGCCACGAGATGCCTGACGGCTCGCTCCGACCGCTGAGATAGGAGCGGAACGTCGACTCGTTCTTGTCCACCATCAAGGCGAAGTCGGGAATCGACATCCCACTGTCCCGTACCAATGTCCTCAAGTGCTTCGCGAACGTCCCGTCAGTCATCACTCGTCCTTACTCGTCGTCCTTCGCGGCCATGAGTAGGCACATCACGCACATGCCAGCCCATGTGCCGAAGAGGAACGCGACTACATGCGAGACCATCTCGGGCCCCCTTCCCCGATGAAGCGCACGTTGTGCTTGACGCGTGCCTTCTCGACCCAGAAGCCCTCCGTCCCCTCGAGGTTGCGGAACCTCACCGCGCCCTTCCAAGAGACGGCCACGATGTACCCGGGCTGCCAGTCGTAGCACTCGAACTTGCGTGCCCTGCACGACCGCCCGAGCATCCATGCGTACTCTCCCGCCCCGTGGTCGCTCCTCAGCACGGTCATGACCAGCCAGACGAGGGCACCGCCGACGACGATGCCCGCTATGAACGAGCCCTCAGCCAAGCTCATCCCTCACCTTCCTTCCCCGCTCGCCACCGAGCGACGTGTCCCTTATCACGTATGCGTTCTCGAGCCTGTGCATGCACCACGGGGGAGTGCTCGCCGCCGTCTCGCCCGAGTGGTAGAAGCAGAAGTAATTGCCGCTGGGCGCAGGCCCGAGCACCATACCGAGCTCGAGCCTGTCGCCGTTCTGGTAGACGAAGTACTCGCCGACCTCGAACCCCTCTACCCCCTCCAAGGCTTCACGTCCATGACCTCGTAGCGCTTGTCGATACCCGCGAACTCCAGCGCGGAGTTGAGCGTGTCGACCGTCTTGGTCGCCGTCTCCATGTCGGAGAACAGCGCGTGCGGCCCCTTGTCGGCCATCCACGTGACGTACATCTCCTCGGGGAGCCCGTCAGCACGCTTCGTCGCGAGGTCGAGCGCCCTGTCCGCGAGGCGGTTCCATGCGTCACGCGAGATGTGCACGTCGGCGTCGGAGCGGAGCTCGGACAGCGCGTAGAGCGGGATGTCGGACTCGCACACTTCGTTCACGAAGTCGGTCATGTCGGCGTCCACGGGCGCGTCGCTCCTGACCTCGTCGACCGGCACTGGCAGCGTGAGCCCCGCGATGTAGGCGAGCAGGCATTCCCAAGCTACCGTGTCCATGCAGACCTTCTCAGCCCCGCCGAGGTCGGCACGCAGCATCTCGGCGACGTCAGACGGCGTCATGCCACTGCGAATCGGCAGCCTGTGCGACACGTCCTTGTACTCGGGCGTGGCGACGAGCTCCTCGTGCGCCTGCTCGACAGCGGCCACCTTCGCGTCCTCCGCCCTCAGGCCTTCGCACCACCTCTCCCACTGGGCCTGCGCCGTCTTGCTGCCCGTGGCGCGGAAGACCTTCTTGGCCATCTTCCCGTTCGTTCTCCTGCAGGTGCCCTCATAGACGTCCATCGACGTGTTGACGAGGCGACCGTTCTCCTTGTCCCCTGCGACTACCTTCTCTGCCATCCTCTGCTCACGCTCCATCTCATGCTTCTCTGCGAGCTCGTACTTGCGCTTAATCTTGCTGATGGTCGCCACGGACAGACCAAGGTCAGAGGCCACCGTCTTCTGGCTCAACCCCTGCGCAAGGGCGTCGAGCACGTCCATCTCAATCTCAACCGTCGTCGGATGTCCTTTAGGCATGTTCCTCATTGCCTCCCTAATCTGTTGCCTTTCCGTCATTCAGCTGGTCTCACCTGCCTATATGCTCTGTGGGCCAACAGGAAGCCCGTCACGGCAAACAGATGTCCGTGACGGGCACTTAGTCGAACTTTTGTTTTGGTGGGCAAATTCATGCCCCGTGGCTCGTTAGACGGTGCCTGAAGAGCCGAAGCCAGTGTCCCCGCGCTCGGTGTCCGAAAGCTCGTCCACAGCCACGCACTCGCATGTGGCGTGTGGCAGGATGATGAGCTGCGCCACGCGCTCGCCACGCTCGACAGTCACGAAGCCGTTGAAGTTGGGCAGGCACTGACCGTTCGCGAAGATGTGCGACGGCGCGATGTTGTGCAGCGGCAGGAGAATCTCGCCGCGATAGCCAGAGTCGATGGTCGACGGCGTGTTGGCGAGCGTGATGCCGCGCTTCGACGCCATGCCGCTGCGTGGGACGATAGCGCCGTAGTACCCCTCTGGAATCTCGGCAGCCACGCCGGTATGCACCAGCACCGTGCCGCCAGGCGCTATCTCGACCGTGTCCCTCGTGGTCAGGTCCATACCCGCATCGCCAGGCTTGGCGTGGAAGGGGAGCGGTGCCCCGTCCGTGAGCCTTACGTTAAGCCTCATTCCCTACCTCCTTGAGGTCGACGTCCGTATATCCCTGCGCAGCGAGGGCGATGCCGTACCTGACGGCGCGGAGCCAGTCGCTCGAGCTGAACAGGTCGCGTCCGATGATTGCGTCCTCGGGACACTCGGCAAGGTTCGTCGCGTAGAAAAGCTCCTTGCCGTCGTCTGGGTCGGTGACGCGCTCGAACTCGTAGTAGTAGTCGTAGCCCTCTGGTGCCTCGTACAGGAGCTCCTTGACCTTAGGCATCCTCCACCTCCAGTGCGTCAGCGGTCATGCTGAGGCCCTTGGCGATGGCACGCAGCTCGCTCGCCATGTTCGACATGTCATGCGGGTCACGCTCGTAGACCTTGTCGACGAGCTTGCGGACCTGCTTCTCGTAGCGGTCGAAGTTGCGGTTGCGCAGCGCCTTGCGCAGGCAGCAGAACGCGATGCCCGCGACCCAGTCGTACGAGTCGCCGTCGTGGACCTTGGTGACGACCTTCGTGCCGTCGTCGAAGAGCACGATTGTCGCTGGGTCGTTGCAGATGACCTTCTTCGGCTTGGGCCTGAAGTGCTCCGCGAGCCTGTTGAGCCAGCCGCAGGACCTCACGCGGAACGTCACGTCCGTGGTGATGTAATCATGTGGGCTGTAGCCGCTGTCGACCTTGATTTCGCTCACCTCGGAAGGCCTGCCGAACATCTCGGTGACGAACTCGCTCGCGGCGTCCAGATACTTCTTGCATTCGATGTTGGAGTACACCCTTGACCTCTTCTCCTCGTTGTCGAGACGCTGTGCGGCAATCTCGTCCCACGTCATGTCATTCCAAAGCGACGCCTCGAGGAGCGCACGCTCCGCGAACCGCCTAATCGAGCTCTTTTCTTCGAGCGCCTGTAGCGCCCAGTACGACACGGGCACCCCGAACAGCTCGTCACGCATCCGCGGCCTCCTTGCAGCGCGTCAGGTACGGCACGCCTCCGAGCACCCTGAGCCTCAGCTTCCTCGGGTACTTGACGCTGATACACATCCGTATCTGGCTTATGTGCCTGTTCTCGAGCTCGATGTCGTCAATCCTCGAGCAGTCCGAGCCGGAGTCTAGGAACTCCTGTATCATCGGCTGCCAGTCGAGGTATTTAGGCCCCGCCTTCTTGAGCGGGGTGTCGCATGGTGTCAGCTTCATGCGCCCCTCCTTAATGAGAGGGGAGACCCGAAGGCCTCCCCAACTGTGTTGCTGTGTTTTCTTGACTACCTGTTAAAATGGAATATCATCGCTTTCGTACAGGTCGGGCTGCTGCGCAGGCATCGGGGCCTGGTTCGGGTAGAACGTCTGCTGCTGGTACGCAGGGGCCTGCGGCATCTGCGCCGTCGGTGCCGCGTACTGCTGGGTGGGGGCGGCGTACTGCTGCGGTGCCTGCTGGTACGTAGGTGCCTGCTGGTACGTGGGAGCCTGCTGATGCGTTGGGGCTTGCTGGTACGCAGGGGCCTGCTGGTTGTTGCGAGGCGAGAGGAACTCGACCTCCTCGACGATGACCTCCAGCTTGCTTCGCTTGCTGCCGTCTTTCTCCCATGAGCTATAGCGGAGCTTGCCGTCGATTGCGACCTTCGTGCCCTTGGACAGGAAGCGGCTGAGCGGCTCTGCGCGTGAGCCAAAAACGGTGCAGTCGACGTAGTTGGGAACCTCCTCCCACTCGCCAGTCTGCGGGTTCTTGCGCCTGTCGTTGACGGCGACCCCGAACATCAGGACGTTGGTGCCGCCAGCCGTCATCTTGAGCTCAGGGTCCCTCGTCAGGTTCCCGCTGATGCTTACGCGATTCAAGCTCATATCTATATCCTCCTACTCTGCGCGAATCCATCGCGCAACGTTTGCCTGCCCTATTGCCTGCTGCCGTAGATTCGCATGTCGGGACCGTCCGTCACGAGCTCGACGAAGTACCCCTTGAGCCTCGAGCCGATGCTCGTCGCGTCATCCTCGTCGAACTCGGAGAGGAGCGCGGAGCGCATCAGCTGCGACGTGATAATGGTCGGTAGCATGTTCGCGCATCGGTCGTTGAGCACACGCCAGAAGCGCGACGCGTTCTTGTCGTCGACCACCTCCTTGCCGAGGTCGTCTATGACCAGCAGCGGGCACGTCGTGAACGTCTGCATCATCTGCTCGTGCGTGACCCCGGTGCCGTACGTGGACGCCAGAAGCGACATCATCTGCGGAGCCGTGACGAACCTCGGGTCACCGTATGGGTTGCCCTTCATCCACCCCTTCAGCGCGGAGCATGCGTGCGTCGTCTTCCCCGTGCCGACTGGCCCGTGGATGTACAGGCCGTAGCCCTTGGCGAACTGCTCGTTGTATCGCTCGTCGGTTATGACGCCGAGGAACATCCGAGGCACGCCAGCCTTGGCCATCCGCGCCACCACGCGCTGGTAGCCCATCTCGACGATGCGCTCCTCCTCGTCGGGAAGGAGCTTCCCGTTCTTCCCGCTGGTCTCGCACATGTGGAGGTACTTCTCCTCCTTCGTGCGCACCACCACGCCGTCGACGACGGTGTCGGTGAGAAGCCCGAGCGAGACCATCTCGTAGAAGTCGACCGAGTTGGCGGCCCACAGCTCCTCGTTGGTCGGGGCGTCGTCGTAGACGCCCTTCGCCGGGTTGAACCCCGGGTGTCTGTGGAGCAGGTCGGCTATCGTCTCCAATTCGTCCCCCTAGTCATAGATGGAGTAGTCCACGCGCCGAGCCTGTCGGCTCGTCCTCGCAGCGTTCAGGTAGCCCTCGAACTTGGGGCCGAACAGCGTTTCTGGGCGAAGGTACTCGCGCATCTTGCGGTCCCTTGACCACAGCGCGTTCCTGTTGTCGATGACGAGCTTCATGTCGTCGACTGTGAAGCCCTCCCTCAGCCTCGCGATGACCTTCTCTCGGGTCTTCTTCGCCGACTGTCGGTAGCTCGTCCCGCACACGTCGTTGAGATACGAGACGACCTCGCCGATTTCGGTCGCGAAGTCGTCTACCGGACTATCTCTAGTACTTTCTCCTTCAGTACTTTCTATATTCAGTAATTTATTGTTTGTGCTTTCCCCAGTTGGGTTTTCCCCAGTTTGGAAAACCAAATCGTGGATTTTGTCCTCATCAGCTGGGCTCTGGAACACGTGCCAGACACATCCCGCGACCTTTCCGTTCTCGCGAACGCGCTCACGGTAGAGGTAGCCCGCATCCTCGAGCTCCTTGATTCCGCTGCGCGTCGCCGTCTGACCGTCAGGGAACATGGTGTAGAGGGCCCTCTCGGAGAACTCCCACTTGTCGGGCCTCCCAAGCATGTACGCCAGGAGGCCCTTCGCCTTCCACGAGAGCTCCGTGCTCTCGAGTATGTCGTTGCCGACTATCGTGTACCTGTCGGCATGCACCCTGTAGATGGGCATCCGCTACTCCATCCTGTTGACCCAGCCCATGGCGGCGTCAATCTGCGCCCTCGGTCCCGTCTCGCTCGGCTCGAAGCCAAGGTCCTGCGTCATGGCCACCCACGTCGTGCCCGGGTCGTACGACCTCTGGTCGCACTTCGCGTAGAAGGCGTTGAGCATGTTCTGCCACGGGTCGGCCACCTGCTGCTGCGGTTGGCGCTGCTGCCCCGTCTGCTGGCGGGGCTGCTGGACGGTCGCGTTCGCGTCATCGTCCTCCTCGCCGACCACGCCGAAAGCTGCGCAGAGTGACTGGCGTTTGGAGTAGGTGAGCGCGGAGCCGACCTTCTGGGAGTCGCTTCCGGGTATGTGCTCGACACGTCCCAGCGTCACGGTCTCGGAGCCGTCGGTCACCTTGGTGACCATCCACGAGCGGCCCTCGCTCACCTCGACCTCGTTCCACATGAAGAGGCCAGCCTCGTTAAGTGGGCCCCTAACGCATGCGATGATGCTGGACAACGTCGCGTACTTCGTGTTGAAGCGCGGGTTCACCTTGTCCAGCTTCGGGTTGCCCATCTTCGACTGGGCATTGATGAGTCTCGCCCAGATTCCGTCGGACATTACGCGTCACCTTCCTCAAGCTCGCTCCCGCTGCCTGGCAGCAGCCTGTCCATCGACGCGCCAAGCACCTCGGCGACCCTCTTCTTCGTGTCGTCGCTCGGCTTGACGTTGAAGAATCGGAACGTCTTCGGCGTGTCGGGCTCATGTGTCTCGACCGTCCCACACCCGTCCATCACGGCACCGGACTCGTAGAACCAGTCCTCGGCGAACTGCGCCTTGTGCTCGGGCCACCACGTCGTCTTGAACCACTCCATGGCGTCTTCGTCCTTGTCGGCCATGAGCAGTGACTCGTCGTCGACCACGAACTCGACCCTCGTCGCGCCCTGCGTGGCTTGGAAGAAGCTCGCGTAAATCGAGCCGAGCTCCGACTCGTCGCCACGCGGCATCTTCGTTCGCTCGAGCTCGGCGTCCGTGTATGCCTTGCGCTCCTTGTCGAACATGTCCTTGAAGTGGTCGCTCATCGCCTTGAGCACGATGAGCCTGTCGACCATCTCCTGATGTTCCATATCGTCCCCCTATGCTACTCACATGCAGAGCTCGGCGACCTCGCCGACCGTCATCTGCACCCATCCGTCGACCGACTCGCGCTCGTTGCCGCCGAGCAGCCTGAGCGTCCTGACGGTCATCCAACACCAGTTGTCCCTGAACGACTCGGGCACGACGCCCTTCGTCGCCCTGTCCGAGCATCCTGGCTTGTGTATCACGAGGAGGGCGAAGTCCGCGCACGCCTTCGTGCGCTCCTTCTCCGTTTCCCCGAACCACTTGGAGAGCTGACCGGCCGTCGGCCTTCGGTTCTCCTTCTTCTTCTGCCTGAACTTGTAGTTCTTGCACTCGACCGTGCCCTCGAGGCCACGGACCGCTATGCCTCCGACGTCACCCTCGTCGTCCTTGCCATGGAGCGTCAGCCTGTGGCACGGGCCGACGTTCTGCGACCACCAGGTCTCGAACGCGACCTCAAGCCTCGACCCCTTGGCCTTGCTCGGGTTTGCCATACGTCTCCCTGTACCTCCTCACGGCCGACGTGACCGCGTTCCTGGTCACGCCGTACGCCCTCGCTATGTCGTCGGAGTCGCAGCCATGGTCGAGGGCCCGCATCCATATCGCCGTGCGGTAGTAGCGCTCGCCGGGGTCAGCCCTCGGCAGCCCGTAGCGGTCAATCACCGTCCATCACCGACCTTGCCTTGGTGACGTTGACCCCGTCGGCCTCCAGCGGCCTCGTGAGGTACGCCGAGTACACCTTCGCACGCTCCTTGCTCGTCGCCTTGACGAGAGCGCCGACCTTCGTGTCCATCTCGCAGAGCGGGATGCCGCCCAGTAGCGAGAGCTGTCCATCCTGCATTACAATCCCCCTTGTGCCCTGTCGTCAGGGCGTCTCGAAACGGCCCTCTCTCGTGACTTCCTGCCAAAGTCCTCACGAGAGGGGCCTGTTTTTTCTCTTCTCATCAGTCCCGACCAACTATGTCCGTACGCCACCTACCGACGCCCTCGAGCGCCAGCTATGCGCGTCCCTTGGTCAACGTCATCCGTCTCTTCTGTCGGGACCTTCACGCTATTCTTCGCGGCGGGTCGCCCCGCCTGCCTATACGGCTGCCCTCGGCCACTTCGGTGCCACCTCATGGCGGGCGTTTGTCAAGGAACCTCTATCGGAAATGCCTTTCGGCGGTGAAATGCTTGGTGCGCACGGCAGGATTTGAACCTGCGACCCTCGGTTTAGGAAACCGACGCTCTGTCCTGCTGAGCTACGTGCGCTTGGTGGGGGCCCTGGGAGTTGAACCCAGCTGCAAGTCTCCTCGCACTCTCCGGTTATGAGCCGGGGCCCGTATCCGCTGGGGCAGACCCCCGTCTACGCACCCTTCGGGTGCCTGTTAACCTCGGGGAGCGACTCGTACAGCTCCCTCGGGTCGACTCCGAGCGTGTCGGCCAACGTGAACAGCTCGTACGCCGTGAACTGTGTCCTGCCGCTCTTCTTGTTCCAGAAGGACACGCGGGATATGCCAAGCAGGTCGGCGAAGTACTGGTCGTTCACGCGATACACGGCCTTGTGCACTCGTATTTCGGTTTCAAAATCAATCACTGACTGCTCTCCTTCGTCACATGAATGATTTTCAGGCAAAACGAAAAAAGGCTGTCGTCCTAAGACAACAGCCTGTTTTGACCTAAAAACTAGGTGTTAAATTGGTTGAATAAGTGTGGTAAAATCGCAGGTAGAGGCAGGTACCGTTCACCGATTAATAATTTAACTACTTGTCTCTTGATGTCAGAGGTGTGAAAGAGAGTTTTGAGAGGGGGGAGCCGACCTGCATCAAGGATTGAACCATTGGATTGCAGGTTAACTCAGTGGAAAGACGTGAGGGAATAGTCTGCTATAGTAACTACTCGCTGACGCACTCGGCTGGGTAGCTCAGTTGGTAGAGCAGGGGACTGAAAATCCCTGTGTCGGGGGTTCGACTCCCTCCCCAGCCACCATTTGCGTCCTTACGTCACCATGATGTGACCTCCTTTCCGATAGTAAAATCGTTGATGTTCGTCGGCGAACAACGTGCAGTTCGACGAATACTGCCAAGAGTGGTGCGAGAACCTCAAGTCGATGGGCTCCGTGGAGCCGTCGACGGTCGACGACTACCGAAAGTCGCTCGTCGCGTGGCAAGACCTTGCCAAAATCGAGCTCGAGGACGTGTCGAGACGCCAAATCGAGGCCTCGATGCGCAAGATGCTGGCCGAAGGGCGCATCCCGAGCACCGTTCGCAAGCGTCTGGTCACCATCAGGCACCTCTTTGACGACGCCGTGGCCTACGGTGACGTCCAAAGCAACCCTTGCGACGGAATCAGGAGCCCGAAGCAGCGGAAGTCGTGCAAAAACTACCTCCCAGTCGAGGAAAGGGAGCGTCTGAAGGCCAGAATCGCGTCCTCGAACCTCCAAATCACCGTCGCGGCGGCAATCGCGCTCTATTCTGGGCTCCGAGAGGCCGAAATCTGCGCCCTGAGGGCCTCGGACGTCAATCTGGAGGCCAAAATCGGTTGGGTAAGGCGCTCGATAGGCCGCGACAACGGAAAAACGTACCTGAAGGACGTCAAAAACGGCCATTTTCGCGACTTTCCCATCCCAGAGCCGCTCGCGATGGCTCTTGGTCGTTGGATTGACGCAAATTCGGTGCGCGGGAACGCGTTCTTGCTCACTGGTACCGAAAAATGGGCCGACCCAGCCATCCTGGGCAAGAAATGGTCGTCGTTGTGCGAGCTGGAGGGCTTCGAGGGCGTCTTGGGCAAGGCCCCGACGTTCCACGACCTCCGTCACACCTACGCGACCGTCGCGATAGCCTCTGGGGTCGACGTGAAGACCGTTTCGAGCGTCCTCGGGCACTCGTCGGCGGCCATGACGCTCGACGTGTACGCCGTCGCCGACCCAGTTGCCAAGAGGATGTCCGCGGAGGTCATGGCGAGCTCGATTTAGCCGTTCATAGAAAATCGAACAAACTGGAACGTGCGTGCTAGAATGTCCCGTGGGCGGCCGAACACGCATCGTACGCGATTGCACGCCAAAGTCATAGGGTCGCCCAAATCCCTTCGATTGGAGACGCATGGCGAACTCAGCCTCGAAATCTGGTGGCGGCACGCCGTTCCTGACGCTCCTCACCGTGCTCTTCATAGGCCTGAAGCTCACTGGTTACATCGACTGGTCGTGGTGGTGGGTGCTGGCACCCCTGTGGGGCCAGTTTGCGCTCGTGCTCGTCATACTCATCATCGGCGTGCTGTTCAATCTGTGAGGTGACGCATTGAGGGCCCGTGACGTCTTCAACGAGGCACGCGAAGCGCGTATCCGCATAGACGAGCTGCAGGAGCGCTCGCTCATGATGCACGAGCGCATCGGCATACAGGCGAGGGCCATGCAGCCCGTCGCATCCTCTACCTCCGACCCGATGAGGAAGGTCGACGACCTCATTGACTGGGAAGTCGACGAGTACGACGCAATCATGACCGCATCAAGGGCGGCGCTCGACGAGGCCGACGTCCTCGTCAGAGGGATGAGGGCCATGGGCTACCCAGACGCGGCCACGGCACTCAGGATGTACTACATGGACGCCATGGAGCTCAGCGACGTGTCGCAGCGCGTCGGCCACAGCAAGGAGCTTGTGCAAATGATGCTCGACGCCGCCCTGTCGTTCATAGACGAAGTGGGAATCGCGAAGGTCAAGGAGGCAGGCCGATGACGAAGCTGCAGGAACACCTCGACAAGCGCGGCATGTCCAGGTCGGCGCTGTCACGCCTCACCGGCATACAGCTGAAGACCATATCGGCGCTCTGCGAGGGTCGCAGGGGAGGCCGCATGGACACGTGGCGGCTCATGGCCCAGAAGCTCAGGTGCAACCTTTCGGACATTCTGGAGTAGAAGATGAACGTTCTGGTTTACGCAAGCGACATGGGGTCGCAGGACCCGAGGCTCGCCGACATGCAGGTCGGCGAGGAGTACATCCGTCGTTACAGCAAGTACGGCGGCCTGTACCTCAGGGGAGGCTACGAGTACGCCACCCTGCAGAGGGTATCTGACGGGCGCGTCTTCAGGGTGCGTGCCGAGAAGCTCAACGACCACTTCGAGCTGAAGCGGGAAGAGAACGAAAGTTCGTTGTGATACAATCGTTTCCACACAGGGGGTTAGCACAAGGGTAGTGCGACGGTCTCCAAAACCGCTGATGATGGTTCAAGTCCTTCACCTCCTGCCTATCGCGGATTGGTAGCAGTGGTAGCTCGCCGGCCCCATAAGCCGGAGGTCACGGGTTCGAGTCCCGTATCCGCCACCAGACCACCTCGGCGGCACGCGCTCACTCCTTCCGGCGCGTGCCGCGTTTTTGTACACACTGGCGTGTACAATCTTGCCCAAGGATGCCCCTCCCGCCGTTGCCGCGGCAGTCGCCCAGTTCGTCTAGCCAGCGAGCGTGGCTCTTCTTTTATGTCCTCTGACCTGCGCTTTCACACGTCGTACATATTTGAGAAGTTTCAATAATGATGTTTGCCATCCTGTGTACATTTAGGATGGCAAGGGCAAGGGGAGAGCCGCAGGCGCGAGCTACTTCGCTAAATGGTTTAGCAATTACGCTGAAAACGTAATCTTGCGGTTCAAGTCCGTTATTTTACCGCTCACGTCGACCATAGCCTCCCCAACCCCCAAGCCAGCTGAAACGCAGGGAGATGGGGAGAGCCGCAGACGCGTCTTACTTCGCATTCGGGGCGAGAGGTCTCAGGTTCAAATCCTGAAGGAGCCGACATACGGCTTTTTAGCTCAGCGGGAGAGCGCTTAAACGTAGACACGTCGACCATCGCCTCCCCGTCCCCTTACGTAGATGCACCGCCCGATGCCGAGCCGCAGCCGCGTCTTACTTCGCCCAGTTGGTAGGGCACCCGACTAGTAATCAGGCTGTCGTTGGTTCGATTCCAACAGTTTCCAGACACGGCGACCATTGCCGGTGTCGGGCGGTGCTCCAAGAGGACGGGGGAGACATGGCAAGCCACAACAAGCCCGCGGCTGACAGCCGCAAGACCACGAACATCAGTGGCCACGCCGCCTACAGGCTTGACGACAAGGTCAAGCTTGCGACGATGGCGCTCACCACCATGCTCGGCGAGCCCAAGTACTATGGCGACAACACCGACGAGCTCGTCAAGCTCGCCGAGCAGGTGGCTGGGCAGGACGGCGAGTTCGTAGCCAAGCTGGCGGTCTGGGCTCGTTGCGAAGGTAACATGCGCTCCGTCTCCCATGCGCTCCTCGCTGTCGTCTCCCACGCCAACCACGGCACCGAGTACGTCCGCAAGGCCGTGCGCAGGGTGGCGTCGCAGCGTGGCGACGACGGCGTCGAGACGCTCGCCACCTGCAAGGCGCTCTACGGCAAGCCGTTCCCGCACGCCGTCATCCGTGGCGTCGGTGACGTCCTCGGCAACATGTCGCCGAACGCCGTCGGCAAGTACCGCCTCAACGAGAAGGCGTTCAAGCTGCGCGACGCGCTCCGCGTCACCCACCCCGTGCCGAAGAACGGCCGCCTCTCCGACGCCTTCAAGGAGCTCGTCGATGGCGACCTCAAGGCCACCGAGGGGTGGAAGACCGCGATTCAGGGCGGCCACAACGACGCGGAGACGTGGGACGCGCTCATGGCGAAGGGCGAGCTCGGCTACATGGCCACGCTCCGCAACCTCGTCAACATCGTCAAGACGGGTGCCGACGTGGACAGGGCGCTGAGCCTCATCGCGGACCCCGACGAGGTCAGGCGCTCCCGCCAGCTACCGTTCCGCTTCTGGAACGCCTATAAGTCCCTCAAGGCGAACGGCCTCATGTCAACCAAGGTGGCACGCGCCATCGACTCCGCCCTCCTCGCATCGTGCGACAACGTCGAGAGGCTCCCTGGCAGGACCGCCGTGCTCATCGACTGCTCCGGCTCCATGAGCCAGACGCTGAGCATAAAGGCGAGCGAGTCGTGCTTCGAGGTCGCCGCGCTGCTCGGTGCCATGTTCACGCACATCTCCGACGACGCATGGGTTGCCGTCTTCAGCAACGGCGCTGAGAAGGTCGACCTCATGGGCACCAGCGTGCTCTCCGACGTGTCCGCCGTGCCGTTCCGTGGCGGCGGGACGGATATGAGGGCTGGCTTCGAGCTGCTGTGCCGCTCTGGCTTCGACGCCGACCGCGTCGTCGTCCTCTCCGACAACGAGGTCAACGGCAGGTGGTGGGGCAACGGCAAGGAGGCCGTGCAGGCGGGCCTCGACATGTACCGCAAGGTCGTCGGGCACGACGTGTGGTGCCACGCCATCGACCTCGTGGGTTACGGAACCGCCCAGTTCATCGGCCCGAAGGTCAACATCATGGCCGGATGGTCGGACAAGGTCCTTGGCTTCGTCTCCAAGGTCGAGAACGGCTCCTCCTTCGTCAAGGAAATCGAGGCGATAGCCCTCTAGCTACCCACGGTGCCCGCCTCACCGTCCCCCGGGACGGGCACCTCGGTATATCCTCTCTCAAGTGGCCAGCGCCCCCTGGACAGGCGCTGGCCACGCTCCTATGTCGTGATGATGCGGATGAACAGCTCGTTCACGTCGTCCCAAGCGGGGGGCTCTGGGCACTCGAGCTTACGCGCCATCGACTCGCATTCGGCGATGTTCGACTTGACCCACTCGTCGAGCATCGGGATTCGCTCGTGGATGTCCGTCTCCATCCCGTCGCGCTTCCTCTCCAATAGGTCGTCGATGGCCTCGCAGATTGCTTGGTTGTCGACATCTTGGAAGTACTCGTCAAGAAGCTCGTCAAGCGTGAGATACGGCATCTCCAGGTTGTCTATGACGTGTCGTGCGGACAGCAGCGCCCTCACGACATAGAGGTACTTCTTCGTCTTGGGCGGCTCGTCCCTCGTGACGCCGTTGGCGATGCGAAGAAACTCGTTCGCGTTCTCCTTGGCCATCCCGATGTAGTGGAAGGCAAGTGAGCGTGCCTTGAAGCACGTTTCCGCGAGCTCCTCTATGGCGTGAAGCTTGAACGGGTCGCTGACGACGTAGCGTGGGCAGTCGAGCCACTCCAACGCGGACGGGTTCGACCTGTGGAGCAGGCTTAGGTACTTGCTCACGTCCCATCCGACTATGTCAAGCATCGTGTCTGGGTGCCAATCGATGGTGTCCTTGCGCTTGTCGAGCCTCAAATAGTCGTAGATTGGCCTCTTGTAGACGAACCTGACGTCGTAGTCGGAGTTCTCCGAGGCCATTCCCCACGAGCGTGAGCCAGACTCGACCGCGAAGAGCACTTTCACGTTGTTTTCCGACTCAATCTTCCTAATTTCCTCGTGAATCATCGCCATTTCGTTGTCCGATGGCGTAAAAACGTCATTTGGCATGCTTTCTTCCTCCAGAACGTGCCCTTGCGGGCAAAAAATGACTGAAAATCACGTTTTCTAGCCCAAAATGCGTTCTTATTTATGCTTTTAGGCACAAACCATAACTTGGTGGGCAAAAAACGGCCCCAAAGTCGTACTTTTTCTCGCTTAGTACCACTTTGGGGCCAAAAAACAGCTTCCGAGCGTGACTTCTACTTCGGGACGGTCCAACAGAGCCCGTCCTTGTCCTTGACCCACCTCTTTCGGGCGTAGACGTGATACTTCTTGACCGCGTCCTTCACCGGCATCATCCTGCGGGTGTCAGGCGACTCCTCGACGAAGTCCTCGGCGCTCCACAGCCCGCCGAAGCGGTATAGGCGCTGCCTGCCGTCAGGAAAGGTCATCTCAACGTACTTCATGGCTAGACCAGCCTGAATCGCTCGACGATTGGCTCGGTGATGGCTACGATTGAGCTTCCCTCGACCGACACGGTCACGTTGCCGTGGCCAGCCCTGAGCAGGGCCATCAGGCACTCGCTCGCCGCCCTGCGGATGACGATTGGCTCGACCTTGCTCGGTTCCGCCCCGATGTGGCTCGCGAACTCGTCGATTGCGGCCGCCAGGATGAACGTGGCGACCAGCTCGCCGTCCTCGTCGGGCTCACTACCCTCGACGACCGCGCATGACTTCTCGCCGAAGTCCTTCGCCCACTTGTCAATCTCCTCGAACTGGTAGAACTCGTCCAATACTACCTCCTTCGCTGCGGTGGCCAATCGCCACCATGTTACCCGCCTTGGCGCACATCGTCAGTAGCTTTCGGGGCCGAAGTCCCTACCAAGGCGCACGACGTCACGCGCTCTCGAGCGTGCCTTGTCCTCGTCCATTCCCTCTCGGACGAACCTCTGCTGAATCGCGTTGACAAGCGTCTCCTCGGCGACCTTGCAAAAAGGTCTCGTGACAGGCTTGCCGACGAACCTCCATGCAAGGACGGCCGCGTAGAACCCGACGACCGCAAGGCCTGCGTAGATTATCGTGAAGTCCCAAAGTCCCATCAGAGCCTCACCCATCCTTCCTCCATGACGATTCGCAGGGCGACGTCGTTGATGTCGCCGTCGCTCATCGGTATGTCTCTGTCTGGTCCCGAGCTGATGGACACGGACTCGCCGGTGCCGACGTTCATCCACCTGAAGCCGTCCCGTATGTCCCTCGCCACATGTATCGACCTGAAGTACTCGAGAACCGTCTCGCACATCGGCTACTCCCTACGCTCGAAGCGGAGCATCTCGGTCTCGAGCTCGTCATCCGTGAGCGAGCGGAGCATCTCGAACGTCCAGACGCGCCCGTCCCTCCTGAAGGATGCCTCGAGCGTCAGCGTGTCGTAGTTGACGTTCCATACGCAGGGGACGAAGCTCGTCGAGCTTGTCAGCGACAAGATGTAGGAGTCCGTCCACAGCGTCACGTTGCCATGCTCCGCCGCCACGACGTCCAGGATGTTGAATCCCGTCTCGGTGCTCGCCGCCTCGTATCTCGTCACGAGCGGAGCGCCGATGGCCTCGATGAGCTGCTTCCGCACAGCCATGAGCGTCTCGTCGTATATCGTGGTGTACCTCGGGACGCCAGCCTGACGGCGCAGCGTGCCGAACCGACGCTCGATTTCCGACATCTTCTGGAACTGCGGGGCACCAGTCATCGTCAGCCTCCTGTCGAGATTCACCTGATGCTCGAGCGGCAAGTGCTGGTAGTCCAGCAGGATGACGTTGTCGAGGTAGCCCCTCATCTCGTCGTCCGGCGTGTTCCGAATGAACTTGGCGATGTGCATCCCGCATATCGTCGGGAATCCGTCGTACAGGCCGAACTGGCAGACCTTCGTCTCGCCCTTGTGTATGACCCTCGTGATGTTCTCGTATAACATGGTCGTTCCTAACCTTTCAAAGATAGGTGCCGAACTGGCTTGGTCGAGGAACCACAACACGAAGTCCGCGCACCACGGTGTCGCGTCGCCGTCGACGTGGTTTCCCGCTGGCATCGCCCTAGTCGAGGACGCGCCAGAAGTATTCGAGCTCCTCGCCCTCGAGGTGCTCGTACCCATATGCCTGTGCCTCCTCCCACAGGTCGTTGTACAGACTGGCCATCTGCTCGTGCCCCTTCTGGTAGTGCTCCCACAGCTTGTGGTTGAGCACGGCGACGAGGTCGGTCAGGTAGAGGTAGTCGTCCTTCCACTCCCCGAACGCCCTTTTGTACGTGTCCTTGACTGCTGCCATGCCGAACGCGTCGGCGACGGTGAAGTCCATCCAGAACGTCGTGGTGAAGCCTTCCTTGCGGTCTTCAAGCATGTCCTTACCTCCGAATCTCCGCTACCCATTCGGGCATGTAGTCGTACATCTCTTCCCTCACCCTGTCGAACATCTGCTCGACGATGGTCGCCGCCTCGTCTGGCGTGATGCTCAGCTCGGGGAACTCGTGCGCTATGGACAGGCAGTCGACGTACGCCGTGTAGATGGCCCACTCCTCGCTGTCCTCGATGGTGATTGACGGGCCGTCGTGATACTCGAGCATGCCTACTCCTCCTCTCCGAAGAAGTACGGATACTTCTCAACCAGTGACCTTGCGTAACCACCACGGTTTGCGTCGGCGGCTATGGCATCGAGCAGGATGCCCTGAAGCTCGAACCAATCCTCCTGCCACACGGCGTCGTAGTGCTGCTGGATGAAGTCGACAATCTTGAAAGCAGTTACCTTGTTCACCTTGTCCTCCTAGTCGTTGTTGAGCACGTAGCGGTAGTACTCCCACTCATCGGTGAACTCCCGCTCGAACTCATGGAGCGTGTCCACGATGTCGTCGACAATCTCGTCGAAGTCCATCTCGGTCGCGTACTGCCAAGGCGTCACACCCTCAGCCGCTATCCCGCCGAAGTAGAAGCAGTAGTCACGGTCTCCGATACTGCACATGACGCAGCCATACGGGTCGGACACGAGCCTCACCTTCCCCGTGAGAAGGCCGCGCTTGATGTCCTTGCTGGTGATTGGCTTGATGGTGTCGTCCATGCCATCCTCCTAGACCACGTGGTTGAAGGGTTCGTTGAACTCGATTGCGTACCCGAGGAACTCGTCCCCGTCCATCGCCTTGACTGCCACCACGTCTCGGTATCCCTTCTTTCGCAGGCTGTCCATCACGTCTTCCAGCACCTTCTGGACAAGGTCGCGCTGGATTGACTCGTAGCTGACCCCATGGATGATGGACAGGTCGAGTGCCAGGTCCGCAAGGTCCTTGAACATCAGGACCCTGTGGAACGAGGTCATCTTGTCCACCTCGGCCAGCGCCTTCTTCACGTAGGCGGATGCCAGGTCGTCAACCTTCATCAACGCGGCCATCGCCAGGCTCATTCCTTCGTACATGTTTTCCTCCTAATGCAACTCGCTAAGGAATCGCTCGTATTCACGGTAGCCGAGGTCCATATACTCGACACCTGTCTCCTGTAGGAAGTCCTCCATGACCTTCTGATGCAAGTCGTACACGTCTGACGCCCCTTGTACGTCTCTACGAGGGACAACGACACCGAACGGGTGGTCATCGCCAAACATCCTCACCTCGCATGCGACGGTGTGGTTTCCGAGGTACGTGGTCACGACGAACGCGTCCATGTAGCAGGCAATGTCGCCGTCCTCGTAGTCAATCCTGTCAACGTAGACAATCTCCGTGTCCTGAAGCATCTCGTTACCCTCCTCTAGCTAGAAAGCCGTTCGATTTCATAACGGAACACGCGCCCAGCCTTTCCGATGAAGTCGTAATGGAGCGCGTAGTCCACACCGCCGTCCTCATACCAAATGTCGCCTTCCTCCCAAGGCCCCATGCTTGAGTAGCCGATGGCTGGCTCGGCGGTCAGCTTGCATTTATGTCCGACAAACGCCTTCAGGACCTCCTGCACATCGTCGTCGGTGTCCATCCACATCACGTGGTCTGGAAGCTTCACGTTCGTGTACTTCATTTCGTTTCCTTTCCTCAAGCCGCCAGCAAAAAGGCCCGCTCCCACAAGCGGGCCGTCGTGCCGTGCTCATGTCGTCTCCTACTTGTCCCAGAGGAACGTGACGAGGTTGTTGCCCTCGTTGTCGTGGTCATCTTCGTATCGCTCAATCACGCCAGCCAAGGGCATCGGCTCTCCCATCCGCACATCCATCGGGTAGTCGAGGTAGAGAAGCGCCTCGGTGTCCAGCATGTCCTCGTGCCTGTGCAGCTCCGCTATGAACTCCCGCCAAGTCATGACGTGCAGTCCTCAGCCGAGTAGATTCGCCACTCGACCCCGCTTCCGTCCGGGGTGTCGTACGCCCCCCAGTCGGTGATGAAGCAATAGCCATCCTCAATCTCGAGTCCTTCGCGCTTGACGTACGCATTGAAGTCGTCAGTCATGCACCGCTGCGCGTCCTCAGGGGAGGAGAACACCATCGCGTAGACCTTGAGCTCCATGAATGTCTTGAGCAGTACGTACAACATCTTTCATCCTTACCAGTTGATTTGCTTGGGGTTGTCACTGTCGAACACGTACCAGAAGATGGCTCTCGGGAACTCCGTAGCGCCCCTTACGACCGCGCAATCGTCCTCGACCTCGCACCACTCCTCGTCATACAGCTCGTCAGACCCAAGCTCGTCATGGTAGAGCTCGTACATGAGCCTATGCGCTTCCTCAAACGTGTTGTAGGTGCCGCAGAGCTGGGCAGAGCGCTCGCCGTTTACATACTCGACCGTCTCGAACACTATGAACATGTCGTCCTCCTTACCACTCGAACGTCTGGCCGGGGTCCTCGGTATCGAAGATGAAGTAGCTCTCGTGGTAGCTCCCGTCGAACAGGCCACCATCGGCAAGACCCCCAGTCTCGTCGTCGACCAGCATCCGTATGGAGCTTGGGTCTCTCCCGTACTCCATCGCCCAGTCATCACGATGGCGCTCCATGCGCTCGACCATCTCCGTGTGCGCCTCGTCACGGGTCTCGAACACGTCGCAGAACGTCGCGTACATGGCGCAGTCATCGATGGAGTTCATAATCAGCACGTACATCTAGTCCTCCTGTCGATAGTCGTAGAACCATTCCACCTTGCCGTCGTTGATGCTGCATCGGAACGTCTCGCCGAGCAGCTCGAGGTTGCTCGGGATTACCCTCATCAGCATCTCTGGGTCAGCGCCCTCCTCGATGCGGATTTGCAGCTCGCTCGTTGGGTAGGCCCACTCGGTGATGCGTGCCTCCTCGACGAACGGGAACATCGAGGCGTAGGCTTGGAACCCCCTGCCCATGAGCCTCACGACACCCTTCGAGAGCTCCCGCCTGTAATGCGAGGCGACGCCGCTCATTGTGTTCAGCACGGGGTGGTATGCCATCGGCATGAAGTCGTCGCACTCGCCACAGTAGGCGAGGAAGGGGTGCGTCCTCACGAAGTCGGCGAGCGCCACCATCTTGCGCATGGCCCACGGCTCGTTGACCCATCTTGTCTTGTAGTTGCCATCCATGATGTCCACTAGGTCGTCCATGTTCAGATTGACGCAGCAGGCGGACGCCGACGGCTTGAACTTGTCTATCTGTGTCTTGTGCTGGCAGAACAGGCTGAGCACGGTGATGCCGTCGTCCTTGACGAACTCGCCTTTTGCCCAGATTCCCCAGAGCCAGCCCGGCGTCTGTGGCATGGTGAAGTGCGTGACGCTGTGCGGGCAGCCAGTGAAGATGAAGTACGTGTCGCCGTCGTAGGTCACCTTCGGGCCGTAGCCGTGCGCCCTCAGCGAGTCGAGCACGAACTTGACCAGCCCCTCGTTGACGTCGCCGACGATGCCTTCGTACACCTCCATCTGCCCGTCGTCCATCATCTCGTACAGTTCGCTTTTGAATGACATGCCGTCCTCCTTACAGGTGCTCGGTGCTGTCCCATGTGTGCGGGTAGCTCTGGTCGAAGACCACCCACACGGTCAGCCTGTCTTTGTGGGTCGCGTATGCCGAGCGACCAACGACGCGACGCCTGTATGACCCGGGGCTATTCCTCAGGTTCTGGCTGTCAATCCACAGGTCTACATCGTCCTTCATGGACTTAATTGCCGTGTCCAGACCCCTGCAAAGCTCGAGCATGTCGAGCTTGAAGCTGCCGTTCTTGAGCCTGTCGTACCTAATCAGTACGTACATCTAGACCTCCTTCGTCTCCAAGATTGTCCAATGGGATTTGCAGTCCTCAACCCACGCATCTCGCTCCATCAGGCAGCCCACGAACACACCCTCCTCGTCACGAACGACGCCAAGCTCGTCAGGCGGCATGGTGGCGTATCCGTCGGACGAGCCGACCTCGTTGAAGCGCCTCGCCATCTCCGCATACGCCTCCTCGTACGTCCTGAACGCATGGGCCGTGTTCCTACTGTCGAGAAGCTTGTTCGCGCTGTGAATCAATACGTACATCTATTCCTCCCCGACGTTCTGCTTGCAGTGGCCTTCTATGATGAACGTGAGCTGGTTGATGATGTGGTTTATGTCTTGTATATCTTCGTTGTAGCCCTTGACGCTGGGGTCTTGGTATATCTCCCGTCGTGCAAACTCAAGGTTGTCGATTGCCGCCACCAGCCTGCTTACGTACTCACTGCGAATCATCTAGTCCTCCGCATCCTTCTCGACCTCACGCACCGTCGTCCCGACTGGGTAGTACGTGCATGTCTCCTCGCAGTACCACCTGTCGGTGAGGGTGAAGCCCTCCTCGTCAAGCGGCGCGTCGCTGAGGTTGACCGTGCCAATCTCTTCGGGCGTCATCTCGTTGACAATCTCCTCCGCCTTCATGTCGATGTAGTCGTCGATGGCATGCATGAATGCCTCCCACGCATCATCGAAGTACGTGGTGCTGACGAACCATCTGCCGAAGTCCGTGTAGAGCTTGTCCTTAGGCTCGCCGGCCCTGTCGATGATTTCCTGAGTCACCCTCTCGTAGTCACTGTCGGGCAGCCCCTCGAGAATCGAGTGACCCTCCATGTAGTCCCTGAAGTCGCTCTCTTGTACGCAAAGCTCGTAGATTGCCATTCCGCTCTCCTTACCAAGACAGCAGGCTGCTCCATTCAAGCGGCCTGTCGGCGTCGAAGATAATCCACTGCCAGAAGCACTGGTGCAGGAAGATGTGCGCTCCCATGAAGTAGCGATGGACGTCGCAGGTGTCGCTCATGGCGTCGCGCTTGGTTATGCGCCACTCCATGCCGCCAACGTCCTTCTCCATCGACTCACGTGCCTCGTCAACCGTCTCGTACAGCCCGAGCAGCCTCACGCTGAACTCAGGCTCGGTCGTGCCGTCAATCCTAATCAGTACGTACATATTCCATCCTCCCGTAGCTGCACTCCTCGTTGTGCCAGTACTGGAAGTGGTGGCCGAACAGCCATTCGTGGCTCGCAATCACGAGTCCTGGGTCCATGCCATCGAGCTCGTTGACCTCCACCGCCACATGGTCGAAGTGGTGGTCGTTCCTGTTGTCACGCAGCGCCTCGAGCGCCATCTCCTGAGTGAAGCCGTCGATGTACTCGATGGCCTCGTCACGGTCATCGAAGAAGCACTCGAACGGGTGGTAGCCGCCACCCATCAGGCAGTACTCACCGTCCATGCAGACGTCGTTGCCGTCCTCGTCCTGCTCGAGGTTGAACAGCACCACGTCGATGCGCCACAGCTGCCTGTGAAGCGCCTCGGCCTCGTCATAGTCCGTGTACCTCATCGCTTGCCCTCCTGCGCCCTCGTGATGAACTCCTCAAGCCGCCATGCGAGGTCTTGGAGCTCGTCGTCAACGTCCCACCACTCCTGCCGTTCCTCATCTGCGTACTCCTTGTGCGCCCAGCAGATGGTCTCGTACATCTCCCTGGCCGTCTTGCCGTCGATTGTCACGGGCTTGAACTCGTCCATGTCGTCCTCCTTAGTTTGAGCCGTCGGGGTTCTTAGCCTCGCCCATGAGGTAGGCGACGCTAATGCCCGTCTTCTCCTCTATGTCGTGCCAGATTTCCAAGCGGCTGTCGCCGATGAAGTACCACCCGAGGATTGGGTTCTCCCAGTCACGGTCGATAGCGTCGCCGTCCTCCTTGACAGGCACCCATCCAAGCTCCTTCCAGATATGTTTGGCTACCGTCAACGCGTCGCCGCTGAACGACTCAGCCCAGCCACATGCCGGGCACCATCCGAGACACTGCTCGTGACGTGCCATGCAGAACTCAGTGTCGTCCATGCACCTGCAGTCGCCGCACCTCTCGATTTTGAAGAACTTCATGCCTTCCTCCTATCGCTGGATGTACACGTCGGTGTACTTGCCGTCCTTGTCTCTGAGCCGCTCAAGGTCGCACTGGTCGCACAGGTAGGCGAGGAGCGAGTCGTAGCCACGGTGCTTGGCTATCGCACGCTCCATGAGGTCGAGGATGTCGGGAAGCTCTTGGAACGCCTCGTACATGCCGCCGTGCTGGCACTGGTAGATGTCTGTGGCGAGCGACGAGAGCTCGTCACCAGCCGCGTTTGAGTCCATACAGAAGATTGCGTCGAGGATTGTGTAGACATCATCCTCGTCAATCCTCTCAGGGTCGTCAGAGTAGGCGAGCCTGCTCATCTCCTCGGCCATTCGGTGAAACATGCTGCGCTTGTAGCCCATGCTTACTCCTCGCCAATGAGCAGCTCGTCAGTGTCCCACTCGGGGTCACACTCACGAACGACCTCGACCTCGACGTTGTCCCGAATCCAGTCGGTCTTGGCTGGGTCGTCCCAGTCCTCCAAGAGGTCGTACCAGACGCCGTCCTTGTCCAGCAGCTTCTCCGCCTTCTCCTTGGCTTCCTCGGGACTGTCAGCCTCGACCACCCGCTGCTGATAGAGGCTCATGATGAAGTCGATGTAATAGCGTGCCATGCTTACTCCTTTGTGTAGTCATATGCGAGGTCGTCAAGAACCTCCCAGCCAAGCTCGATGCTTCGGTCGGTGAGCGCCTTGCGTGCAAACCGCATGAAGTCGCTCACCCTCTCGTCAGTCGGCTCGACGTGGTGCTTCACCAGGACTTCCTCGAAGTCCTGCGGCATCCATGCGATTCCAATCGCGTCGCTGCGACGAAGCAGTGCGCTGATGAGCATCGACGTGTCGTACTTCTCGAGCTCTTCCATGTCGTTACTCCCTAGTCCGTGTATACGTCGATGTAGCCACCGTGCACCGAGTGTCCGAAGCAGAGGTTTCCGCCGTCACAGAAGAGGGCGATGTGCCTCATTGACAGCTCTATCGGGTTGTCAACAACCCGATACTTGGTGTGGGCGTAACCGTGTGAGCTGAGCGTCACCACGACGTGCTCGCCATCGGGCTCGTCTCCGAAGACGCACACCTCTTTGAGCCTTAGGTAGGTGGCTCGGTTCTCTTTTGCCTTGCGATGCTCGTCCTCGGTGAATGCCCAAGGGCTGTGTACTGGGAGCTTGTTGTAGTCTTCCATGTCGTTACTCCCTTACCACTCGATGTGATACCTGTATGAAGACCCTCCGCCTGACGAGACACGCTTGTGAACCGCACAGAAGCCACGGTCGCGCAGCTCGTCGACCACCCTTTCGATGCGTTCATCGTTGCCTTTTCTCACGGTCGTCCAGCTACCATCGGGATTCGGTGCGTCGACATCAACTTCGCGCACACCGTTTCCAGATGCCTTGTACACTGCCCTCAGGCAGTCTCGCAGGTCTATCTCCACAACGTTCTCTATCCAAGGCTGCTCCGAGTAATGCCTTGCCCTGTCTGCTGTGATGGTGAACATGGCCTCGTCTCCCTACCAGTCGATGTGGAGCCCGCCGTTGGCGACGCTTACCTCGAACCCGAGGTCACGGAGTCGCCCAGCCTTCTCGTCCGCACACTCGAAATGCTTGACGTATAGGTGACGCTCCCCGTTGACTGCCGCGCTGCGGATTGAGCGGCACGTGTTGTTGACCCAGACGTCAATGTAGGTATCGTTCTTGTGCTCCTTCGAGCGCTGCCGTGCTTCCTTCGCCGTGATTTCCTTCATGTCGCTTACTCCTCATACGATTCGCTGTGGTGGTAGCGATACACGTCCACGTGCTTGAACCCGCAGTCGTTGCACGTGACCGTCTGCCACGCAATCTGACCTTCGTCGTCCATGCCAATCTCAACGAAGCCGCCTTCGACCGAATCGCTGCCGCACTTAGGGCACGTCGGCTTGTCGTAGAAGATGATTTTCATGTCGTCACTCCCCATAAACGCAGTAGTAGGCTCCACAGGGCGTATCCTCGTCGACCTCGCTGTAGCTCAGCTCCGTTCGGCCACGGAGGATGTCGTGTGGGTCCATGTGGTCATAGAGAGGCTCGCCGAGAGACGTGACGCCCTCCTCGACCGTGATGTAGTGCTCGCACATCCCAAAGGCGAGGTCGAGCCTGTACTTGCTCAGCTCCGACACGGGAAAGGCCCTGTCTCCATCGGGGCATCTCCCAGTGTTCACGAGCGCCTCGTCGCGCCACGTGCATTGGTCGTAGTTCTCCGTGTCATACCAGATGAACCCCTCGTACACGAACGTCTTGACGCCGTCTCGCATCTCGATGGTGTAGTAGTCGTAGTCAACCGCCGTATCCAGCTCAATCATGTCGTCCACCTAATCGATACGCTCCTCGCCATCGCCCAACCAGATGCCGTTCAGCCCGTCACCTATCCACTCGCAGGTGGCCACGATGTTGATTTCGTACACCTGATTGACGTCTGGCATCACAGGGTCTTCGAGCACGATGATGTCGAGTGCGTTGCACCTTGACTCACGCTCCCATTCGAGCGCCTGCTCCTTCGTGATGGCGAACAGGTACTCGACGGCTTCCTTCTCGGTGTCGAAGTGAATGTCGCAGACGAACTCGTGCTCGTCTGACCACTCGCCGTCGATGAAGTCGCATCCCATCACCTCGACCGTGTATACATAGGTGACGTCCATCATCCCTACCTCCTTAGAAAGCGTCCGACTATCTTAGTGACCTCGACGAACACGAATGCCAACACGACTGGCAGTTTGAAGAGCATCGTCAGCATCACCAAGCCACCAATCGCACGACCGTCTTGCCCGTCAGCTCCTCGACCATCTCCTTCAGGTGCTCGGTGGTGAACCCGCACCTGTCCTTGGAGTGGTCGAGCAGGTCGTGCCACTTGTCGTCAATCCATGCGGAGTTGAACGTGCCCATCTCCCAGTCGTAGGTGATGGGCACGTAGTCGTCAGGCCCGAAGTAGGCCCTGTATGAGCTGTGCTGTAGCTTCAACTAGAACCCCCTCTCCATGAGGACGTGTGCGTTCCAAGCGAACTGCGCCGCAACGTACAGGTCACGGTAGGTCGGCGCTTCGAGCGTCAACCTGGTGTCCCCTGCGATTTCGTCGTAGATGAGCAGACGCTTGGTCACACCGTCACTTGTCACGCAAGCCTTGTACCGCTCAGGGTCAACAAGCTTGCCGACGATGCGGTTGCCGACCAGCTCGGCTTCCTGCTTGAAGTCCATCGTTACCACCTCGCATTCCACTAGACGCGCTAGAAGGAGATGTAGTCGTCCTTGCAGTCGTACACCGACGACGTCTTCGAGGGTCGATACACGACGTACCGTCTCGGGTACGAGTAGAGCTTGAAGATGCACCCGTACATCTCGAGCCTGGCGTTGAGCCTCTTGAAGACCCTGCCGTACTGACGCCGCTTGCGCTCGGCCATCGGGGAGTCGCTGCCCCCGTTGAGCCCGTTCCTGTTGACGAACGTGCGGTACGACTCCGAGATGTAGCGGCATCGCTCGAGCAGCTCGAACGCGACGCGCACGTCACCGACAGTGGGTGACGGCGTGGCCTCCTTGGCGAGGTCGTACGCCCCCTTGTACCTGCGGAACTCGGCGTGTGAGGACCTGCTGTCGCCGTAGGCTATAAGCCAGTCCCACCAGTCGTACTCCGTGGCAGGCGCGTCCTCTGGGGCGGTGAGAACCCTGATGATGGTTTCGTACATGTCGTTCTCCCTTTCTAGAAGAAGTAGAGGAACCCGGTGCCGCTGACGCCCGTCCCGTCAGCCTTGGCGAACACGTCGTAGCAGCACCAAGGACGGTAGAGCTCGCAGCCGTACTCGTCGAGCTCGGACTGGAGCCGCTCATGACGTCTCTCCAGCAGCTCCTGCCTGTGCTTGCGGTACGGGCTGTCCCAGTTGGACTCCGTCTCCGTCTCGTCCATCCGCATGTCGGCGAGGGCGTAGCGGACGCAGCGACCGAGCAGCCTGTACGCCTTGTGGACGTCGTTGGTTGTCGGCCTGTCGTCCTTGCGTGCCGCCATGTCGTATGCGGCCTGCCGCCTGTTGAGCCTGACCATCGAGCGCCGTGAGCGGCCGTGGGCGCTGACCCAGTCCTCGAGGGTTGGGCGAATCGCGTAGTCATCCATGTCGTTACCTCCTAGACGAGGACCTCGACGGGATGGTTGCCCATGCCGTCCCTCAGCCCGATGTAGAACTCGTCGTACGTGATGTGCAGGCCATAGCGTGCGAGCTCGGTGTCGAGCTTGGCGGCACGCCCCTTGATGAGGACGCCGTCCACCTCGTACGCCTTGCGCCCAATCCCAGTGCGGATGCCGTTGCATCGCTGCGTCTCGTGGGCGCAGTAGAGCCTTGACAGCGCCGCGAGTCGCCTGTAGAGCGACTTCGCAGCCGCCATGTCGTCCTCGGTGGGACGTGGGTTGGCGAGCGACGCGAGCCGCCACACGTTGCATGCCCTCTCGTACACCCTCTTGTTGGCGGCGTTCTTCGGGAGCCACCACGGCCACTCGGGCCTCTTCATCTCGTCCATGCTTCCTCCTAGTAGATGCTCTCAACGTACTCGTCAGAGATGGTGATGCCGTTCTCTACGAGCCACTTCGCAAGGAACGTCTCGAACAGCTCGTCGTACATCGCACATGCCGTCTGGAAGCGCTTCTTGCTCTGGCGCTCGCAGGGAAGGATGCACGCCTTGACGCCGTGGCCGTTGGCACCGATGGTGAACTCCTTGCTGGAGTAGCCGCCATGGTCGACGTACTTGTACGGGCTCACGCTGAAGTAGTAGCCGCGACGCTCGGGCTTGCCAAAGAAGTAGTTCATCCCTCCCAGCTCGTAGCGAATCTCGACGTCCAGCTTGTTGATGCCGACGCCCTGTGCGTCGTAGGTGCGCTTCATGGTGTTGAGCATGTCTTACCTCCTAGATGTGGGACTCCGTGTAGATTGCGATGGCGTCCTGACGGGAGCGGGCCATCACGCTCTCCATCCCGTCCTTGTATCGGTACTCGAAGTAGTAGATGGAGTCCGAGAAGCACTCGGAAGCGCCTTTGTACTCGTAGCCCATGTCCTCGAAGAGCTCCCGCTCATCGCAGGGCTCGTGGTTGGGCGTCACGACCGTGACGTACCTCGTCACGCAGCGCTCCCCGTCGCACAGGTACTCGTTCATGTCCTCTCCTTCCAAGATGGGTGCGGGGCGTCACGACGACGCCCCGCCTGTTCATGACTAGACGCAAACCGAGTAGTCGGACTCCATGTAGTAGTCCTCAGAGCCGTACGACCTGTCCGCAGGCCACCCGTAGCGCTGGATGGTCGAGTTGTCGTACCCAGCCCACTCGTAGCCGCCGTACGACGGCACGTAGTCGCCTGGCTCATCGACGAGCATGTCGTAGACGTCGTCGCAGGACGGGCCGTAGTGCATGCAGGTCGCCTTGCAGCAGCAGCCCTTGCAGAGCATGTCGAACGTCTCTTGGTACTCGGGGCCGTACATCGGGGCACCGTACAGGTCGGGCTCGGTGCTCGACCCGAGCCACTTGTAGTTGTAGAGCTTGTAGTTGTACAGCGACGCGACCCTCCACGTGGAGTTGGAGGCCTCGATGCCCGTCGTGACCGTCTCCCAGCCCTCGCCGATGCGGAACACCTTGCCGTTGCCTGTCATGATGGCGAACCTGTTGCCGGGCGCGGCGTCCATGATGGCTCGTCGCACCTTCTTGTTCACCTTGTTGTGCGTCTTGGCCAGCAGCCCGTTCACCACGCAGACGACGAACGACACCGTGTCGCTGATGCCCATCTCGGTGCTCGTCGGCATCCCCGTGATGATGCCGTTATGCGCTATGGCCGCATGGCACTCGGTCATCTCGGCGTGGAGCGCGTTGAGGTCGTCACAGACGGGGAACGGGTGGCAGGTCCCAGCGTTGATGCCGCCGCTGGTCGCAATCCTCATGTGGATTACGAGCGGCGACTCCTCGGGCACCTCTTGGATGGCGTCGAGCAGCGACCACTCGTCCATGAAGCCCTTGGCCGTCTGAACGAGCCCGTTCTCGCACCACATGATGCCAGCGCCGTCGGGGTTTGCGGCGAAGCAGTCGGACACGAGGTCCATGCTGGGCCTGTGCTTCGGCTCGCAGGTAAGGATGATGCACATGTCGTGCCCCTCTCTCTTAGAGACCGCGGATGGTCAGGTAGTTGTCGAAGTCGTTGCGGGGGATGTCATTCGCGTCGAGGGCGTAGCGGAGCAGGAGCTTGAGCATCGGCCACGTCAGGCTGTCCGCGAGCTCGTCGCTCATCGAGTTGGAGACGATGGCGAGGGCGGCGGTCATCTCGATGGTGGCGCGGAAGGTCACCTCGTTGAGGGTGCCACGCCACAGGCGAACCTCGACGGTATGCGGGTTCTTGTCGTTGAGCGCATGGTAGCGGCTCTCGTCGTACTTCTTGCGCTCCCAGACGCGCTTGCGCTCCGACACGCTCTTGATTTCGTGCAGGTCATCGTCCTCGAGCACGCAGTAGTAGAAGTCGGTGCGGCGGGAGAACCTGACGAACTCGTTCTTGAAGCGGTGGAAGAGTCGGTCGAGGCGGTACACCGCGTCGTGGCTGCTGAAGTAGTCGCGGGACATGTGGATGTGAAGCCCGCAGTGGTTCGCGTCGTACGACCTCGCGTCGAAGGACTTGGCCGTGTTGAGGATGCTCTCCCAGATGCCGCTCTTGAGGTGGTAGAGCGGGGTCATGGGCTGGGACACAATCTCGAGCCCGTCGTCCGACAGGGAGCCGTCCTCCTTGAGCTCGAGACGGTCCCTGCCCCAGTCCTCGATGAGCTGGTCGGCGAACGCGTCGAGGTCGTTCGCGTAGTCGGTCTCCAGCTCGACGCCGAGGTACAGCGCGTTGCGCTCCTCCTCGGTGAGGTCGTAGCGGTTCACGCCGACGCCGCTGTCGAGCCAGAACACCTCGCCCGTGGTCTGGTGGTAGCGGTTGATGTTCTCGCTGTGGCGATGGCCGGCGATGTGGTCTGGGCAGTACCAGTAGCCGTCGTCACCCTGCTCCGCCTCATCGTTGGGGACGAGGCAGCCGCACTCGTCGCACTGACGGTAGTAGTCCGAGCGGCAGTCCTCGCAGAGGGTCACGTACCCGCCGTCCCACAGCTCGTACTCCTGGACGTAGTCGTTCGAGAACATGGTTTGGCAGCACTCGCACTCGCTGGCGTGGTTGTCGTAGCACTCCTCGCACCACTGCTCGGTGCGGCCATAGCGCCACCAGTCGGTGACGACGGTGTACGTGGTCTCGACGAGCCTGTCGCAGTTGTCGCAGTACGTGAGGTTGCTGTCGTCATCGACAAGGCGGTTTGAAACGTTGAGTTCCATGTCTTTTCTCCTCCAATGGAAGGGGCTCCCCGCAGGGAGCCCCGTTTACATGCTTGGTTGTGTGTCGGACGGTCTGCCATCGAGCGGCTAGCTCAACTTGCCACCTCCCATGATTCGCTTGATGTCCTGCTCGTCCGTGGGCCACTCGGTGTACCCACGCTTGGCCCACTCCCTCTTGAGCTCGGCCATGGTCGTGAGGTCTGCCCTCAAGCCAAGCGCCTGACACATGCGGCGCTTCAGCACTCGGTAGGCGTGTGTGCTCATCGTTACTCCTTGCTTCCGTACATGTCCCAGAAGACGAACCCGAACGCAGCCACCTCTCGGTCGCTGCTGAGCACGTCCTCTCGATACTGGGCGAACTGCTTGATTACTGGGTGGTGCTCGTTGATGAGCTTGTCACCGTAGGCCATTGCCGATGCGTACCCAGCGACCTCCCTGCCCTCGACGTCGGCGTCGTACAGATACCTGTACATGTGCACGAACTCGCGTCCGAGCCGCTCCATGTCATACGTCATGCTTACCTCCCTAGTAGGCGTACTGGACACCATCCACCACGTTGAGCTTCACTGACACGTCGTCCGTCCCGAAGAAGCGACGGGCATACTCGTGGAGCTGGATGCGGGCGAAGTGCGACTTAACAATCTGCCCAGTCGACGTCACGTGACTGGGCAGCTCGCAGTAGTGGTTCTGTGTGATGGACACGCCAGTGGCGTCGTCCGTCATGGTGAAGTTGACGTTGTACATCGTTACCTCCTAAGCGCACATGTCGATGACGCGCATCTCGTCAATGAGGTCAGTGAGGTTGTCGAGCATGTGCTCCTCCTCGGCGATGCGACCCGCAATGAAGACACGGTCACGCTCGTCGTGGGTGGTGCGAAGCAGGCGCTTCAGCTCGTCGCATCGGTCCTGCATCACGGCCAGCACCTCGTGGACGCTGTAGTCACGCCGCCTGACCCTGACCTTAGGCATGTCGTAACAGTGGGTGTGCATCGTTACCTCCCTAGCAAAGAACCGTTAGCTCGGTTATCCGCGTCTCGACGTACAGCTCCAATGAGCAGTCGTCAGTGTCCCACCCAAGCTCGTCGCAAGCCCAAGCCTTGATTTCCTTGGGGCTCACGTGTCCGTAGTCGGGCAGCGGCTGCGTGCCACCGACCCTGTACGGGTACCCGTCGCAGTCGTAGTCGACGATGTGCAGGCCGCCCGAGCCGTCGCTCAGGATGTCGAATCCGTCATCGAGCTCGTCATTGCAGATGGAGTAGGTGAAGGTCGTCTGCGTGGTCATCTCGGTTCCCTCCTAAGCGGTCTCGAACCAGACGAGGTTGTACTGGTTCGGCTTCCTCAGCTTGTTGCCGTTGCGCTTGTGCCTGTGCTTCCAGCTCTTGATTGCGTGGGACTTGGCTCGTCTCACGAGCCCCTCGACGCCAGGCTTCGTGAAGGGGACTCTCGTCACTGACTGCTGCATGGCTATCCCTCCTTGGTGTTGCATCCGCACTCTTCTAGTAGTAGTAGAGGTCGTCGATTGCGTCACGGACGTCGTCCATGTCGAGGCCGAGTCCCGCTATCCTCCAGTGCATGTTGAAGATTTGGTTGCGCATCGCGGCAAGCTCCCTCTCAAGGGTGGCAACGCGCTCCTCGAGAGCCTGCTCGTGGTGGGTGGCACCAATGTCGTCTGGCTTGGAGTCGTTCATGGTTACCTCCTAGTCGATGAGTATGTCGAAGCACACCATGGAGTCGTATACGTAGGGGTTCTCCTCCATGTCGTAGTCGATTTCATCGACCACGTAGGGCTCGACCTTGATGACCTCGTGGTCAAGGGCAGCGCCACGCTCGTACATGGCGGTGCGGTCGGCGTTGTAGATGCTGATTTCGTCGCTGTCCAAGACGGCGAGAAGCTCGCTAACGGTCATGTCGTTACCTCCTTAGGCGTAGACAAGCTCCGCTACTGCGGAGTAGTTGTAGTGGGTGAGCAGGTAGTTCATCTCGTCTACCTGTGTATCGCTTATGACGACGCCGCACTCGTCACGCTCGAACGGCTCGAACAGGTCGAAGTGCGGGATGTGGCGGTACTGCTGCTCGCGCACCTTCTTCCACGGCTCGTGGCGGTGCTTGTGCTCGTTGACGTAGCGAGTGGAAGGCTTCCTGTCGTTCGCCTTGCAGGGCAGGTCGTCACAGTTGACGGTGGTGAAGTCGACGCGGCTCACCTGATAGCGGTTCGGGTACTTGTTCATGGCTTGTCCTCTCCTACATCTCGACTGTGCGATACTGGTGACGACGCTTCGTGCTCGACTTCCAAGAGCCCTTGTCGTGGCTCTTGGTTGGACGTCCGTAGTCCCACCACTTCCAGTCGTAGTCGAACATGGCCTTCTTCAGCTCGTTGTATGCCCTGCGGTCGTATTCCTCGCAAGCAACCATCGAGCCATGCACCTTCGGTGGTGGGCACACTCGCCAGTTGCGTCGCTTCATAGGGTCTCCTCCACCTGCCATAGGTCGTTCCTCTCTCTCGGATTGCTGGTCGTAAGTAACCAACGTGAGGGGCGCACCATACGATGCGCCCCGCCCGTCGGCTGCTAGGCGACGCGCTCCACAGTGACGGTGATGGAGCCGTCGACGGGGGAGCAGCCGTCCTTGCGGGCGGTGCCCTCGGCCGTGCGGGTCATGGCCTTGCGGTGGTGGGACTTGATGGCGGCGAAGGTGCGGTCGCCAACCTTGCGCAGCTCGTCATAGAGACGGGACAAGCAGTCGTGCTCGTAGTCGTCGAGGAAGGCCAGCGCGTCCTCCTGGTCGGAGAACTCGTAGGGGAGGACCTCGGTGGTGGTGGCGTTGCCAATGGTGGTGACGATGATGATGTTGTGCATGGTGACCCCTTTCAGGTCGGTGGTTTGGAGGTCAAGTGACCATCGGAGGGGACACACCCCTAATGGCTTGATGTGTCCCCACTCGTCGGCTACTCGACTATGCGACGCCCATCTCGTCGCGAATCTCCTGCAGCTCCTTGAGCGTGCCCTCGAACACGATGCCGTTGATGGTCGCCTTGAAGACCTTGGCGGCCATCTCCTTGTGCTTGCGGTTGTCGCGGGACTGCTTGCGACGGTCGGCACCCTGCTTGTTGACCTCGGCGGCACGCTCCTCGTCGTACTGGGGCTTGCCGAACTCCCAAGTCACGCTGGACTCGTGCCAGAGGTTCTGGGGACGGTAGTTGGGGCCGAACGCGACAACCTTGTCCTCGTCCTTCGCTTCGCCGTGCAGGATGTACAGCTGGGTCTTGGTGATGAAGCCGTTCGTCTCCCAGCCCTTCTCGTAGGCCATGTAGGAGAGCAGGGTCACCCACTGGTCGTTGACGAACAGGGGCTTGACCTCGTCGCAGCGGCCCTCCTCGGCGTTGAGGACGTGGAAGATGTTCACCACGCCGTCGAGCTTGGGCTCGCCGTACTTCTCCTTGTAGGCGGCGATGCGGGCGTCGTTCTCGGCGATGCGCTCGTCACGGGTCATCTTGGGCTTGGCGGTCTCGTTCACGGCGGTCTCCTTCTTGGCGGCAGTCTTGGTCATGGTCGTCTCCTTCTTGGCGGTGGTCTTGGTGGCGGTCTTGGCGGTCTTGCTGGTGGTGGTAGCCATGATTGGCTCCTTCCTGACGGACGCATCCGTCGTCGTTGACCTCCAGTTGCAGTCCGCATACGGGAGGTCGGGTCGTGTTACGTCCCAGAAGGGACGTTTATCTGCAAAGAGCCACCCCGCAGGATGGCTCTTCACATAGCTTTGGTCGTTGGGCACGGGTCGTTATGCGAACAGACGCTCGAAGACGTCGTTCCACATGTCCCCGCAGGGGATGACGATTTCGAGCAGGTCGAACACGGCGTCGAAGATGCCGATGACGGCGTCGGTAATCTCGACGCCGAAGTTGTCTACGAGCCAGTCGGTGAGGTTGAGATACGGCTCGCTCGTCATGATGAGCATTGCGATGATGGTGATGTTCATGTTCTTTACTCCTTGGGCTTCGGGTCGTCCTGCGGGAGGATGACAGGGATAAGGCGAATAAGAATCGCGGCGATGATGAACACCGCGATTGTGAACACTCGGTCGGTCTGGTAGTACATGACGGTCAACCTCCTTCGTCGTCGGAATCGTCAGATACGAGCGCGGCGAGAGTCGCCACGCAGAGGACGCAGAACATGCGTCGTCCTAGCGATAGGCGAGGGCGTACTCGACGGGGTCGCCGTCGATGAGGGCGAGGCGGACGGTCGTATAGCCCGCCTTGAGGATTGCCGCATGGGCAGCCTTGCAGAGGTGGCTCCAAATCGTCACCTTGCACTTGAACTTGATGGTGCGCATGACGCCGTTCCAGTCCTCAAAAGTTGCGATGTGCATGGTCGTTTCCTTTCATCAAAAAGTTAACTATCTGGTCAAAAAATATATGGCTAGATGCGCTCGTATGCGATGGTGCAGGGCTCGCCCCGACCAATGCGGAGCACGTCGCGAACCATGCGATTCGTCGGGCGGTTGGAGCAGCGATAGGTCTTGCCGCGGTCGTTGACCTTGCCGCGGTCGTTGACGGGAGTCAGGTCGGCAGTCCCGTCGAAGTTGATGTTGCAGACGACGTCGTACTCGTCGTCCATGAAGATGACGTGAGCGACATACTGCCGCTTGCACTCGGGGTCGTAGATTTCACCTGCGAACTTGCACATGATGGTTCCTTTCTATCTCTAAGGACTAGGCAACAGCCAGCGTCGTAGCGCTGGGGAACGTGACGTTTACCGTCTGCACCTCGCACATGATGGCCTCCTGGTTGAGGGAGAATGCGAGATGGGGGACGTGAATCGTTACGGAGTCGGGGTCGTCGGTGACAATCTCGACTCGTGTCGACATTTCGGGGACTCCTCGCCACATGCCCATGCAGGGAATGGCCGTAAAGGCATCGACGCCCATGGTCGTAGTGACGGCATTGCAGATGGTGGCGTCGTCGAGCGTGTCCACGTCGCCGACCTTGTGGCCGATGGTCAGGATTACTTTCTGCATGACAGTCCTTTCTCTCGATTTGTCGTTTGGGTATGCGCCAGACAGGCCCCACGTCGTAAGCCGAAGCATGGGGTCTGTCCTTTTTGGGCCGACGTGGCCCTGCCACCTACCTGCTCGTCGTATGGCAAGCAAGCAGGCCGCGAGGCAATGGTGGTGGTCGTTACGAGATGGTGAGGTCGTCACTCACGAGGGCAGCGATGTGGAACGGGTGATAGTCGTAGCGAATCGGCTTCCAGCCAAGACCGTCGGCGAGGTCGATGAGCCTGTTGATACCCTTCTCCACGTCGTCGCGAACGTCGCCCATCTTGATGCTGATGATGGGGACGTAATGGTCGCTGTCCTGATAGTACTCGTCCTGCAAATCGGAGAGCGAGTCCCACTCGCTCGTGATGCTTTCGAGCATCTCGCCGATGTGGCGGATGATGCCGACTTCCTTGTCGTCGGTCGTTGCGGGGTTGTAGATGTACTGCATGGCTATTCCTCCAAAAATCGTATGGTCGTGGGTCGTCTATGCCCACAAATCGTGAGTGTTCCCACGGTTTCTAGGCATAAGGAAAACCCCACGTCGTTTAGGCGCGGGGCTTTCGGTCGTCGTGTATGTCGTGAGGTCGTTACTTCTTCTCTCTCAAACCAATCTTTGCGATGAGGTCGGCGAGCGTATTGTCGATGTCGTTAAAATCGTCCGTCTCCTCGGGCGTAAGCCCGTACTCCTCGCCATCACAGGCGAGGTCGAGAGCCAACTTCTCAAATCGGAGCAGCTCGTCCCAAATGTTATCGGGCAACATAGGTACCTCCAAAATCGTGTAGGTCGTCAGGTCGTTAGGGGCAAAAATCGTCAGGTCGTCGTATGCCCACAAATCGTCGGTGTGCCGACGGTTTCTAGACGTACAGAAAGCCCTGGGTCGTTTAGGGTGAGCGGGTTTCCGTATGTTTATGGAAAGTGGCCCTAAGCCTAGATGGCGTAGGGCCACAATCGTCGTGATGGGCTCTCTACTGTGGGGTGACTCTTATCTCAGAGCCATCGTCACGCCTGCGCACAATGAGGTCAAAGCCGCATGCGTCTAGAATCTCAGAGTAGGTTGACGTGCGTGGAATTGCGCTCTTTGCGAAAATCGTAGCTATGTAGGATTGCTCTCGCCCCATCTTGCGAGAGATGTCCGTCTTAGCCAATCCGCATGCGTTGACAGCCCTGAGAAGTGCGGTCAATGGGTCTGCTTCAAACATGGCTTCCTCCTAACGCTTCATGGGCCAATTCTAGCATTTGGTGGGGGAATCCATGTGCATGAAAAAGGCCCCAACGCAAGCGTCAGGGCCTTTACAGAGGGTATGTCACGAAAACTCACCTCTCGTTCAGTGTCACCTCCCACTCCTTGCCGATTCCGACAATCTCACAGAGCCTAGGAATGTTCATGTGCTTAGCCTGCGGAATCTGCTTGTTGAATCTTCTGGTTGTGCCATCAGAGCGACAGAGCCACAAGTCCTTGTGGCCATCACACTTGCGAACGGTGACAAAGCCTATTGGTTGTGCGGCCACATCAGTGCCGCGCGGCCTAACCTTTAGGCACAATACCTTGGAGTAGTCATCACTGACAGGCTTAACCATGCCGATATGCTTAGGCATGAGCTTATGCATCTTAGGCCTAAGCTCTGGATGGTAGGGCAATGAGTCAGACCGCGCGGGTATGGGCATTACGGGTACGGTGTTATCATGATTTTCCCCAACGCTTTCACCGTGGATGATAAAGCATGCAGAACCATATTCCTCACGCACATGCACATATGAGATGTGCTTTTTAGGTTTCTCTGTGTCCATGACCACTCCAAACATGGGTAAGAAATAGGGCCCCATGTGGGGCCCATGAAAACAGGGTAAGAAAAAAAGGGCCCCATGTGGGGCCCCATGTGGGGACAGTTGACGCTATGACCGCGCGATGGCTTCACCCGTGGCGATGGGTACAAATTCCATGCGGCAACGTGCACGCTTACCATCAAACGAGTTATACAGCTGTCGCGCGATACCCTCTGCCCATGGTGCAGCGTAGGGAACAAACAGCTTGAAAGCAGCGACAGCACCGAACGTGCGCGGGTTGATTACGCCTTTAGGCGCGCGCAAGTCAAACTCACGGGTGCTTTCACCGTCCGCATACTCCACACGAACACCCACGGTGCGCGGTGTGCCGTTCTTACCCGTAACCTTATATTCACGGGTGATACGGGACAGGCCGACGAACATGTTACCCTCACGATAGGGACGGTCAACGGTATAGGTTTCAATGTCATCGGCGCTGGTATCCAGCTTGTTGAGTGCGGTGTAAGGGTCTGCGCTGATACCCTTAGCGGTGGAGTCAATGACCGCCGACGGGATGTTACCACCGAAAAAATGGTCATTCAGTGAGCGCAGAGAGTCGCGCAAAGCATCAACATCAAGTGCGGCCGCCACGGTGTCCGTTAGGGTGTAGGTGTGTCCGATGATGGGCATGCGGTCATTGTCCGCCACGTGCTCAAACGTGGCAATGGTGACGCTTTCGGTGGTGTCACCGTAGGTTGAAACGGTGTTGAGCTGGTAGGTGCTGGATTTCATGGTCTTTCCTCTCTTCTAGGGTCCTAGTGGGTTTCCTCTGTACCCACTACACAGAGCAAATGGCGCTGTGTGCTGGATACAGCTGGTTGGCTTTTTTGTCCCCTCACCACTAGCCTTTAGGCCGTGGCGTGCGTTACCGCGCGGGTTTTGGCGTGCCTAGGTTTTCAAGGTTCCGTGGGTGCACCCGTGGCGCACCCGTGGGGCATGCCCCACTTGTACCTAGTCTACCCACACGGCATGCGGGTATTCACCCACGGGTTATGCACACAATTCCTACACATTACGCAAGTCTAGTACAGCTAGTAATCATTACTAGGTAAATGCATGCCGTGCGGTCGCATTTGCGGCCGCGCGATGGAATCACACACACGTTGGGCGCGCGCACGCGCGATGGCATACACAGGTGCCTGTTGTCAAGACAAAACGGTAAGATTTCACGAAAAAACTTATGCAACATACGTTGTTTAACTATCGCAACCCGTGGTAGACCGTGAGAGGCGATACACGGCACACATGATGCAATAATGAGTAGTAACCCACGATGTTTATGCACGCTAGTGTAAATGCGGTCTTGTGACGCTGTAAACCAGCATGTAAACGGCACAATAGGCCGATTGATTGCGCACAATCTAAAATTTTATGCATAAACATGCGGGTTTTGGGCCTGTTTTATGCATTTACACGTTAGTTTGGCGGGTACCGTGAGAGGGTGACCGTGGTGTTCACCATATCAACTAACAGGCTGTTCACGAACAACTACAGATGCAATGTGGTGAACAATGCGTATCTGTTCACGATAACGACTAGGTGAGAGTACGTGAACATAGGCATTGTACGGTTCACGAACGGGTAACGGGTACGGTTCACGAACGGGTAACGGGTACGGTTCACGAACGGGTAACGGGTACGGTTCACGAACGGGTAACGGGTACGGTTCACGAACGGGTAACGGGTACGGT